TGATCATCCATGCGTATCGCTGGGTTATTTCGTAAAAATAACCCCCATCCTTCATTGCTATCCTTTCGTTGCCCACATGGATTAAATATGCGTATTCGTCGTGGTGTCGTTTTAATCATAGTATTCCTCCATAATGGTTTTCATGTCCTTCCCTGCGTAGTGTTGCTGGTTTATTTCTCTAAATATTTGGCTTTCATATCATCCAGCTCGGATTCTATTTCCTCAAAAAGCTCTAGAGCCTCCTCTATACTTTCTGGTCGAATTTCCTCTCCTAAGATTAAGCCTTTCACCATCTCGCCAGCAACATTACCGTCTAATGATATTGTGATTTCGATAGACTTGGAATAAAGGCTACACGACTTGTCGAATGATATTAGGTACATAATCGTTCTCCGTTCTTATTTGATTTGGTGGATCGTTTTACGCGGTAATATGCCCGTTCCTTGCCTCCAGAACGTTCGCCAGCGCCTTCGGTGACTTCGATGTACCCATGGATCAAAAGCCGGTCGATGGCGTTTCTGACAGTAGATTGCGGCAGATTGAGTTCTACCGCAATCCGGTACTTCCAAACTGGTTGTAGTCTGGAAATAGTTTCAAGCACTTGCTCTTGTGTGCTATTCATCTCATTCTCCTTTGGATTGAAATTGAAATAGCAGCGACCTCGATTAGAGGCCGCTGCTATTGTTTAATCTTCTAATCCGTATTCGATTTCGTCTTCCGTTAGATCATCTCCCACGGGCAGATGATCCATATCCCACTGGTTTGGGAATCTAAATGTCCTCTCGTCTGTATCGTATACCGCCATGGTTTCTCCGTCTTTTGAAAATCTTACTACGTCGGCCATAATCTTTCTCCTTGGGTTAATGCGGGGTGGTAATGTTACCACCCCTTGGCTCTCGTTATCCCCGTAGCGATTGAATCCGGATATCCAACCGGCATAGGCATTGCAGGTATCCAAGGCTCTTGTATTGCTCCCAATACCGGCTATTGCTGCAAATGGCTTTTCGCGACTGGCTGATAAGGCTTAGGTTTACTTGAAGCGCTTGGTTCATTGGCTTGCTCCTTTTTATGTTTTGTATGTCTGTAGTATAGCCGCAATAGTGGAGATAGTCAAGGGGTTTCTTCACTTTTTTTGGAAATAATTTTATCTATTTACAAATCGATGAAATCGTGCTATTTTGAACGGTATGACGACACTTGGGTATTTCAATACCCAAAGTAGGTCGCTAAAAGCCACGTCCCTAACCACGACACCCGTTGATTCGAAGGCCAGTATCCTCAAAATAAATAATACTTGCCGTAATTTCTCTTGAAATAATTGCAATTGTAGTCTATACTTTCAGACATGAATAATATCAATTCAAGAGATACGTTATTGACAATTACTAAAATTGGATGCCATGACCTTGGAACAATCCAACGCGCAGCCAAGGTGTATAAAAAACATGGTATCATAAAAGACGATCATATCGATCAACAAACAATAGATAGATTGGTCGAACGGGGGAAGGTTGAAGTTTGCTATCGTGTGCCTGTTCCGGTGGCCGCCCAGATCAGGCGGCGGAATCCAGAGGTGATTCTCGATGTGTACGCCTAAACAGAAACGATTCATTCAAGAGTACCTTGTTGATTTGAACGCTACTAAGGCGGCGCTCAGAGCTGGGTACTCGCCAAATACTGCATCCGAAATTGGTTATGAAAACCTCAATAAACCTCAAATTGCAGAACTTATTCAAAAATCATTCCAAAAACGCGCTGCCCGTACAGAAATAACACAGGATAAAATAGTCCGCGGCTTGGCTCAAATTGCCTTCTCCGATATCCGTAGAATCGTATCTTGGGATAATCGGGGAATCCCAATTGCTATCCCTTCGAGCGAGATCGATGATAACACCGCGATGGCGATCAAGGGCATTACGTTCACAGAAAGCATCTACCAGGGCAAAACCGAGCGACGGCTCAAGGTTGACCTGTGGGATAAGCCACGCGCGCTAGAAGGATTGGCCAAGCACAATGGCATGTTCACCGAAAAGCACGAAATAACCGGCAAGGATGGGCAACCACTGATGCCTCCCACGCTTCTCATAGAAATCGAACAATCCGATGGAGATAGCGATTCAGGAGCAATATCAATTGAAGCAGACCACACAAACGGCTCACAAAGTTAAATATCGCCTGCATCCAAAGCAGGGGATGGCGTTGCGATCAAAGGCCACTGAAATCCTATTCGGCGGCGCTGCAGGTGGCGGTAAATCCTTTGCACTTCGCTTAATGGCGATAATATTCGCGTTTTCCATTGCTGGAATTCAAATATACCTATTTCGCCGTACATTCCCAGGGCTTCTAAAGAACCACATGGAGGGCGAGAGCGCTTTCCCTGCGCTTTTAATGCCATGGGTGCAAACTAAGGCATTAAAAATCAACTGGACGGCAATGAAGATCAGATTCGGAAACGGATCACTCATTCACCTATGCCACTGCCAGCATGAAAAAGACGTTTACAACTATCAGGGTGCCGAAATTCATTTATTGCTCATTGATGAGTCTACGCATTTTACCGCGAAGCAAATTAGATTCCTGCGTTCTAGGGTTCGAATGGTTGGTGTGGCGGTTCCCGATGCGTATAAGGGAATGTTTCCTCGTATCGTGTATTCATCTAATCCGGGCGGAGTATCGCATAACTACTTCAAGGAGCAATTTGTAACGGCAAGGCCGCCGTTGGATATATGGCGTACTTCTGACGATGAGGGTGGAATGCTCCGGCAATACATTCCTGCAAGAATCACTGATAACCCATCTCTCACAGAAAACGATCCGGCCTATTTAGCGCGACTGCGTGGCCTCGGAGATCCACAACTTGTCAAGGCAATGGAAAAAGGCGATTGGGATATTGTTGCAGGTGGCATGTTTAACGATATTTGGGATAGCGATATTCACATAATCGAACCATTCCGTATACCTGATTCATGGTACGTGAACCGCTCATTTGACTGGGGTGCAGCAAAACCGTTCTCAGTTGGCTGGTATGCCGAAAGCGATGGCACCGAGGCACCAAATGGCCGCCACTATCCACATGGTACGGTGTTCAGGATCGCCGAGTGGTATGGTGTTAAAGAAAAGGATAATGGCTCCTGTGAGCCGAATGTGGGCATTGATATGCTTCCTGGTGATATCGCCAAAGGAATTCTTGAAATAGAAAAGCGCATGGGCTACAAAGTGAATGGCGGTGTTGCCGATCCTTCGATCTGGACGAAGATGATCGACAAATCAATCTTCGATGAGTTTCTTAAGGCTGGCGTATCGTGGAGATCGGCAAACAACGAGCGCGTATCAGGATGGACACAGATCAAGAAAATGCTGAAAGCCTGCATCCCGCCAATCGATGAAGAAAAACAAAAAGTATGGATTCAAGAAGAACCTGGAGTATTTGCATTCAATACGTGCAGACACTTTATTCGGACTTTTCCGGAACTTCCACGGGATAGCAAGAAGCCGGACGACATCGACACGAATGTAGAGGATCACATAGCGGATGAATTCCGTTACCGAATTATGGATAGCGCAGTGAAGCACTCTAAAGTAAAGGCGGTTGGATTCTAATGGTGGATAGCAATGTAAAAACGTTAAAACCGGATACAGAAAGCCAATTCTATACATATAATCTCCCAGATTGGCTTAAAATGAACGATGCCCATAACGGCGAGCGGACGATCAAGGCAAGAGCGAGCGGGAGCGATTATCCAGGTACGGCATATCTGCCGAAACTATCAAGCCATTTCGATGATGCTGTCGATCAGCCTGGTCGCCAATCTGGTATAGAAAAATATGGCAAATACCGGGATCGAGCACAATTTTTCAATGCAACACGGAGAACAATCGAGGGGTTGTCCGGCCTCGTTATGAGAAAGGACCCTATCCTGGAAGGCGTTGCAGCAATAGAGGATGATTTTGAAGACATTACAAAGTCGGGCGATCCGATTGAAGACTTTTCGGAAGAGGTTCTCGTTGAAAAGTTGAAGAAGAACTATTGTGGTATTTTGGTCGACATGCCACGGATGGGATATGATGGCATTTCCGTTGCAGAGGCGGAGAAAATGAATATTAGGCCGTCCTGGACGTTGTTCAGGGCGGAGGAAATCATAAATTGCCACTGGCAATGGATCAATAATGAATTGGTGCTTGATAATGTCAGATTGAGGGAATCGCGTACCGAGCAAGACCCGGATAATGAGTTTGCAATGATTTCAATCCCTCGGATACGTGAACTGGCTTTGAAAGATACAGAGTTACCTGAATTCAACAACGAGATGCGTACGGTTTACATCCAGCGTATCTATGAAATTGTTGAAAAGGATTGGCAAGTGGTCGAGGAGATAATTCCGCTAATGAACAACTCGGTAATGGATTTTATCCCCTTCGAGGTGGTAGCACCAAAGAAAAAAGGCAACCGCGTCGATCCTTCTCCGCTATTGGATTTAGTCAATATAAATATGGCTTGGTATCGGAAATCGGCAGACCTGGAGAACGCGGTGCATATCTGTGGTGTGCCAACACCGTGGGCTGCAGGATTTCAGCCAGAGCAAGACGGTACTTTTAAATTCGGGACAGACACCGTGTGGACTACGAACCAGGTGGGGGCACAAGTCGGTTTTCTTGAATTTTCTGGAGGTGGAATCACATCGATAGAACGGGCGATGGATAGAGACGAGGCCAATATGGCCAAGATAGGCAGCCGTGTACTTGCACCAGAAAGGCGGCAGGTGGAGGCCGCCGAAACTGCAACGATACGGCAGTCGGGCGAAACGTCTATTCTCGGTAAGATTGTTCGCCAGGTGTCGCGGTCACTAACTCGTTGCGCGAGATGGCATTTGATGTGGGTATCCGGCGTAGAGGTAAATACAGACGATGTTCGAATCGAACTGAATAATGATTTTGACCCGATTGACCTCAATCCACAGAAAATACAGGCAATACTTCAGCTCTATCTAGAGAGCGCGATATCATTTGAGGAAATGTTCCACCTCCTCAAGAAAGGCGAAATCATAAGATCTGAAACGGATATTGACCAGATGGTTGCAGATATCGAAGCCGATTCATTGAGCAGTAATAATAAACTTGGTGGTTCGTTTCCGCTTGCCTTGGCCGAGATAACCGGCAATCAGGAGGGCGAATCGGAGAAAGAGCCGGAAGAGGAGTCGGCGCCATGAAACCGGCCACGGAAATTCTCTTATTAGAATTACTAGGGCTGGAAGAGCGTTATCCACATATGACGGGATACCAAGCGTTGTGGTATCGCTGTGGTATCGAGAAGGCCATTTCAGTTATTGAGATGCTGGATAATTGCAATACTGCCACAGCGGCTATTGAAAACGATAGGATGTATCATTAAATGGCACAGGCACGGCAACTCCGCATGGCGTTTGGAATAAAACGGTACGAGAACCGCTTGGAAATCCTGGCATCTCAGATTATTTATCAGCATAAATATAAGATCGAAGGGATTATGAGGCGGAATGATCCACGTCCATTTAGTGGCAGGAAACGAATCGCCCGGATCAAGGCTATTCGCGTGGAAGTCCGTAAAGTGCTAAACGATATGTACCGGGAATTGCAGAAGGTGTTAAGGAAGCAACTCGTTGATGTTGGTGGACTTGTTAGCCGGTTCGAGGCTCAGGAGTTGGATGAAGTTCTGGAGAATGGCAAGCAGATGGAGGATACGAAATGAAATGCCCGGATTGCAATGCCAAATGTGAGCGCACCCGTGATTACGACTCCGAAACCAATCAGTACATGTATGTTTTGCGGTGTTCTGAATGCAGTTATGGTGACGATATTTGGATTTCAGCGCAAGTGGATAACACGACCGATGTCAATGCGATATTTAAGGATCGATATCAATTAAGGATAGCCAGGCAAGCGCAAAGGTTCAATCAACCCATATCCACCGTGTGCAAGGATGCCTTGCAACTCAGTCGAGAAACGGAATTCAATAATTGGTTTGATGGATGGGATACATGAAAAAGAAATTCAAGTGGATCAAACCGGAAGAAACCTATTCCGGAATTCCAAAGAAAGCGTTTTGGAATGCGGTCTCTGATATGATTAAGCCAAAGGTGAAATCGAAAGCGATTAAATGAGGCGCGGCGGCCTCGTTAGAATAAAGCCAAGGAGCGAGTGAAAAGTGAATAGAAATAAGATAAATAAAAAATCAGAATTACAAATATGCCTATTTGATGAAGAGGCAAGCCTGAAGAAAATAGTAATAAGTGGTGAGCATAAAGCTCTTGAGCCAGAAATAGTTAATGATCCACACAGCAACATAAATGAAATAGCAAATTATATTTACGGAGCGTATAAACATAATCCTGCCATGATATATTTATCAAAGCAACGCAAAGGCACAGCGAGGTCATATAAGGGTGCCCTTAAGACAGTGGCTATAATATTACTCGGCAATACTAAGCCTAATATTTATGAGGTGGCATGGCATAAGATAAGGAAGTGTCATATTGAGTTTATTCGGGCAAGGCTGCAAGATATGAATTTGTCCCCGGATTCAAGGTGCATGAAAATGACCGTTTTAAGAGGGGTTATTAGTGTGTGCTGGGAGATAGGTATAATGGAATCTGACGCAATGCTAGAATGCCATAATGCTGCAAAAGGGTTTAAGCGAAACGGGAAATCAGCCATGAGGCATATAAGTAATAAAGATACAGCAAGGTTAGTAAAATATTTCCTGCGCACTAATAAGCCTCAAGGAATAATGTACGCAGCGGTATTATCTCTATTGTGGCATACCGGTATGAGGAGAAGCGAAATACACAATTTAGATATAACTAATTATGATCCTGCGAGCGGGAAAATAATGGTACTTGACAGCAAGTGGAATAAAAGCAGGCCCGTGTGGGTGTCCGGTACGGCAAAGGATATCCTGGATAGATACATAAAGGTAAGAGGTAATGAAGATGGCCGAATGTGGTACAGGTACGACAAAGGAGGCAATCTTATAGCGAAAAGAATTGAATCAGGCCAAGCAATATACAATCACGTTTCGGAGGTAGGTAAAAAATTGGGAATAAAGGTAAAACCGGTGGATTTCAGGGGAACACTCTGTGGGAATCTGCTAGACAACGGAGTGGATATATGCAAAGTGGCAGATATAATGGGGCATTCAAGTGTAGCCACAACGCAAAAATACGATAAAAGACCGGAGAAATATTTAGAGGAATCTATGAAAAGCCAGAACATTAACTTATCAATGGATTTAAATGCCTAAAACAAAAAACGGCGTAAACATACTAGACCGCGACGAAACCGCCGCCATCCTCCGGGAGATCCCGATAGAGGGCTTCCGCTTCTCTGACTGGATCAAGAAGCAGAAGGGCGACTTCCTTGACGGCTTCGAGCGGACGATCACACAGGGTGTCCAAAACGGTGACACCTCTGAACAACTCAGAGACCGCATAGACGAGGTATTCAAGACTGGCGGGAAACGGGCAGCCACGCTTGCGCGTACGTCTGTGACTCACATGAATGCTCAGGCTCAACTCAAAACCTACGAAAATAACGAGGACTTCGTATCCGGGTATTTCCTCGACGTGACTTTCGATAACCGAACCTCTGCAATATGCCGCCAGTGGGACCCCGGCAAGAAATACAAATTCGATGATCCTAAGCGGCCGATTCCGCCATTTCATTTCAATTGCAGAACCAAGATACGCCCGGCAATCGAGTTCGATGACCTGGGAGCCGATGAAATACCACTGAAGAAACCTGCGGTTGGAGCCAAGAACGTCCAGACCGGCGCACGACAGAGGAAAACAGTTCCAATCGAGCAGGATTACGACACGTTCCTTCGCAGCCAACCGCAGAAGTTTCAAGAAGAGGTACTTGGTAAAGAGCGGGCACGGCTTTGGCGTGATAAGAAGGTGTCTCTGTCCGATATGGTGCGGTCTGATGGGAAGCAGTTGAATTTGAAGGAACTGGAGGAATTCATTACCAAGAAAGAGACGAAGGCAGTCAAGCCAAAGGCCAAGAAGCCTAAGCCCGTGGTTGAAGAAACGCCAAAAAGAATCAAGCCACCGTTATCCAAAGAGAAGGCTAAGGCCGAAAGTAAGAAACCGCCGTCACCAAAGGAATTTAAAGATTTTTCCGCCTCCGTGGATGCTACACCGAAACAGAAGGTTAAAAGCCGCAAGGGTATGGATAAATGGGGTAAGCAGAATTTCGAACCGGCAAAGACGGCATTTACTCAGAAAGAGTACGACTCGGTTATTGAGTACAAGCGTGATGGCTATGTCGATGTAAACAACTATCTCCGGAAGGGAACGAAAGGCAGCCCGAAGCAATTTGAAGATACGAAGAGGATTGTTAATGAATTGGATGCGGTGATGAATAAAAGCGTATTGCCTGATGATGTTACGGTGTTTCGCGGGCTAGCCAATGATGATTTTGGCAAGAATGCAGTAGGCAAAGTATTCGAAGAAAACGGATTTATGTCAACCACGCTGGACAGGGAGACTGCATCGGCGGGATTTACCGGTGACAAGGGGGCGTTACTTGAAATCAAGGTTCCAAAAGGGTATAATGGTTCGTGGCTTGACGACTCCGGCATACGCAAGGATACCGGTTTAAAGGAATGGGAAATACTCTTGAAGCGAGATACCAAGTATAAGATTGTAGGCAAAGAAAAAGTTGGTAAATTAACTAAATACATTGCCGAGGTGATTTCATGAATGATATAAAAGCCGACAAGTTCATCACTAAAGACAATGACGAGTTGGTTACTCTATACGAACCAACACAGGAAGAGTCTGATAAACTACAGGCGGAGTACGACGAAATGATAAAACACAAGGAGAGCGAGAATAAAGAAAAGAAATAGCAAACATAACCGCAATAAAATAAGTAGTTTATCCAACCTATTGAATTTGTAACCTCAAAATACCGATAACGGTTAAAGAATCAACGCACAAAGTGCGCCTATTCATTATCACGGCAATGCCGTTATTGAGGTCACAACATGCCTGAAGAAACCCCGACGGGGAACAATCCCCCGGCTGATAGCCAGGAAAAAGAACAAAAGAATCAAACGATCAATCTTCGTGAAGCGCTTGGATCACCAGAAGGCAAATCTATTCTGGGAGAATTCGTTGCTGAAGAAACGCGGGGGCTTAAAACTGCGCTAGAAAGTGCAAAAACCCGCCTTTCGAAATACGTTCTTGAAGAGGACGAAAACGGGCAGCGAACCTACATCGATCCAGAAATAGCACGGGAAGCACAAAAACAAAAAACGAACGGCAAGCAGGAAAATAAGGCATCTCCATCCAACCAGCTCAGTGTCGAGGAAGAAGTCGAGCGGGTTCTCGCTAAGCGGGAAGCCTCAATCCGAGATACCGAAGTAACTCCGTTGAAAACAGAGTTAGACGAGGAGCGCGGATTCACAAGGCATCTTCTCATCGAAAATGAACTGGATCGGCAATTGGATGCTGTCGGTGTCCAGAATCCTGCATTAAAGAGAGCCGCGAAATCGCTTCTTGGATCGGTATACGATGTTGTTGCGCACGAAGGTAACCGGAAAGTCGTAGTGAAATCACCGGATGGAAAATCAGAATACGGTGCGTCCGGATTGATGACAATCGAGGAGCATGTGAAAGTGTGGGCTGCCTCTGAAGAAGGCAAGCATTTTGTTTCTGCACCGCGAAATACAGGCGGTGAAGACGGCAAACGCTCCGAGGCGATATCGTTCGAAAACAAGACAATCACGAAAATGAGTGACCTCAAAACACGTGCAGAGAGAATTGCATACGTGAAAGAGTTTGGTGCCGAAATGTATGAAAAATTACCAGTTTCGTAACAAAGGGGTTAATCATGGCTATTGGAAAAGCTTCTGATTTCACAATGTATCACGACCAGTTCCACGCTGGATATACGGAAACCGTCGCACAGGCGGCAGAACAGATTACCAACTTAACGCGCGGTGCGATAAAGATCATTCCTCGTGCCCACATTGGAGATTACGCAAAAGAGACTTTCTATAAATCAGTTTCATCGCTGGTATCCCGGCGTGACACTACGACCGTATCGGCTGCCACGGATCTGGCACTGACTCAGGGCGAATTGGTGGGGCCGAAGTGTGCAAGGCTTATCGGGCCCGCAACAAACACGCTTGATTCATTGAACAAGGTGGGCGCGACGATGGACGAATTCGCAGCCGCACTTGGTGAACAGGCAGGAAAAGCGGCCTTAGTGAGCATGTTGAACACCGGCTTGTATGCCCTCGTGGGATGTGCAAAGGACCAGACGGCTTTAACGAATGATCTGTATAACGTTATAGGCCACACTGTAAATGCAACGCATTCAACGACAACCGCAAATCTCAACAAAACACTTGGAAAGTTCGGAGACCGGGCCGGTTCAATTGCGGCATGGGCAATGCACTCCACGCCTTGGTTTGATTTGGCAGGGGCTAATATATCTGGCGGTTTGACCAATGTGGCAGATTCGTACATCAATAACGGAATTAACGCATCGATCAATCGTCCTGTATTTCAGACTGATTCAAGCGCATTGACTCAGTTATCTGTGGGTTCTTCGCAAGCTGGTTATGTTGGGTATCACATCCTCGGCTTAGTTGAAAATGCCCTTGTACTAGAAGAATCTGAAGCCCGCCATTTTGCAATTCAAGAAGTTACCGGACTCCATAATCTCGTTATCCGTTACCAAGGTGAATTTGCATTTACGGTGAAAGTCAAAGGCATGGCGTATGCAACCGGTTCGGGAATCAATCCAACAGATGCCACTATTGCCACGGCTGCAGCATGGGCACAGGTTGCTACCTCTGACAAAGATTTATCGGGTGTTCGGTTATTTGCTCGCGCAGCGGTATAAGAAAAACATGGCTCCTAAAAACGTTCTAATTTACGCATACGATGAGCCGAAATCATGGCAGTGGGCTTTGATGACTGCCTTCGGCGAAGGTGTCGCCAAGCATAGTGATATGATCGGGTGGCGGTGTTTGAACGCCTACGACAGTACTCAGTTTGAGCGCGCCGATCTTATCGTAACGATTGGTGTCGAGCGGTACGCAACCAGTTTATTGATCGACTGCAAGAAGCGTGACATTCCGATATTCATGATCTCTGACGGATTCATTCAGAGAAAAGGGGATCGGATGAAACGCTACTGGGCGATTGGTAAAAACGGCTTCCACGCTTTCGGCGATATTCCGCCTTTCAACGTTCCTGGTGACCGCTGGAAAAGCATGGAAGAGAATGGATGCAGTAAATTGCATCCGTGGCGGCGACAAGGCGGAGATTACGTTCTCATTGCTCACCAGTATGCTCAAACGCCTTTCTACCTAATCGACAAGCAGCCTTGGTTTGAACAAACAATCAAGGCAATCCAGTCATTAACCAGTATGCCGATCCATTACAGGCTGCATCCCCTGGATAAAGGCAGGACGAAGATCCCGGAAGGATGCCTTCAATCCAAACAGGATTCATACGTAGATGCCTTGCTGGATGCACATGCCGTGATTTCATACGATTCCACGGCGCTGGTGGAAGCCGTTATGCACGGCGTTCCTGTGTTTGCAGGTACAACTCAAAGTATGGTAAACAAGGTAGCAAATCACGATATCAATGATTTGCTGAATCCCAAAAAGCCGGATCGACAGCAATGGATAAACTGGATGGCTTATTGTCAATGGAATGCCGAGGATTTCCGTTCAGGCGAATGTTGGGATTGTCTACGCAATGACTACCCCCTCATAGTTGATCTCGCAATGGAACCAGTGCAGCATGAACAGATCAAGCAGGAGCCACAACTAACCGCAAGCGAGACTCCAGTCAATTCTGGACTAATAAATACCGAGGCGGTGAAAGGAAATCCGCAAAAGCGGAAGCACAGCCGCCAATCCAAAAAATCTTTCAGAAAAGAGGTAGCGGCAAATGGCTAACACATATTCAAGCGGCAGTACTGCCAATGTTGGTAACAATGCCGCGTACCTAACGGTCGATGGCGTAGACTCCGGCCTTGTAATTGCACCGTGGGATTTTGAACACTTATTAGAAACGAGCGCAAACCAGTTCGCGCAGGATTCCTCCCCTCGCGGTGCACGCGTCGATTCGCAAACGATCACATTGTCATGTGTTCTCGCCGAAGTTACGAACGCAAATTTTAAGCATTATCTGGCCGGGCTAAGCTCGATAAACGGGTCTGCCCTTGTCTACGGTGATAAAAAGGGGCAAGCACTAACCACGTACGAAGTGAAATTGTTCCCGCTTCATGCTGATGGCCACCCGTGGGCTGGGCAAGTGATCACGCTGCACAAAGCGTATATTGTACCAAATGGCGTGGTGAGCATTGATCCGACGAACACGGATTTTGAAGGTTACCCGATTCAGTTTATCGCCACTAAGGATTCAACCCAGACGGCGGGGGAAGAGTTCTTCTCCAAAGATGCAGTCGATACAACTCCACCTACCGTAACACTCACTGATCCTGTGGATGGTGCTTCCGGGGTTGCTGTTGACGATGCCCCAAATATTACGTTCAGTAAAGCAATGGCCACTGGGACATTCATTGCGAATGAGTCGGTTATCGTTGCCTCTACTGCGAAAACAAGCCAAGCGTACACAGACCAGATCACCATATCGGGACTATCGTTCAATGCGGCGAAACTGATATTGACGATTGCACACACAGCCGATGATTACACGGCGTCCACTGAGTACCAGGTAATTCTAACGGAGGCAATCAAGTCAAGCGATGGCGTAGGCTTAGGATCGGTCTACGTGTTTGATTTCACGACAGCATAGGCGTAGCCAGGGAGAAATCCAGAAATGGAATTTAACGCTGTCTTGGGGCACTGGGATCAGAATAGCTATATCTCTGAAGAAGAGGCCAACGCCTATTTTGGCGGGACTGGCTATCATCCTGAAAAAACGCTATGGGATTCAAAAACCGATAGCGTAAAACGTGGATTATTGATCGAAGCATCAAGGCGGCTTGATGCTTATATGCCGTTTGCGCCTAACAGCGTTGGGAATTCCACGAATTACTATTATTACGGTACTCCCAGGCCACAGGCAATGAGCCTTCCATTATCAACCAACCTGGTGGTTACCGGCATGGCAGATTCCGGTTCAATTTCAACTCTTGTTGCTTCTGATTTAGCCGACGCTGCAACCTATTCCAAGCCAGATATCCAATATGGCTCGATTCGAATCACTGCAGGAACTGGAATCTATCAATCTTCATGGATATCGGATTTTTCCGTGTCTACCGGAACAATTACGCTATCCCCTGCATTGGCAACCGCAATCGATTCCACGAGCGAATACACGCTTCTTTATCCGCTTGCCTTGTATAAGCGAAATGCGGTGATGGAGTTCGCCATCGTTCTTGCACGTGGAAACTTCGACTTGTCGGTTAATTCCCAATCACTGGGGAACGTATGGAATCCGGACAGGCCAATCATTCCACAACGTGTTATCGATATCATTCGTTCAGGCAGCCGTATCTATAACAAGGCGGTGCGGTGATGGCGATTGCTCAACTCACATACCCTATCACGGTAATCGTAGAAAATGCGACAGGCCGCAGCGGGCACATGGATGCTACTCTTGGCGTTGCGCTATCCGTTCAGGCACGGTTCGGCGGAACTAAATCATTCAATCTTATTGATGGTGGCCGTACCGATTCGCTCCTGTTTGCGTTACAACCTGGGTTTACTTTCGGAGAAATACTCACAAGCAATTTTGATTCAATTGAAATAACCGAGCAGGCGAGAATCACGTATTCAGGCAGATATTACCGTGTGGAGCGCTTTGATTACATTGTTGATGAAATCTCAGGTTTAATGACCGAGATAAAAGCATTCTGCCGGTTCGAAAAAGCGGTTACGGCTGCTGTGGTTGAAGCGGTATCCGCGGCAGAGAGAGCCTACGATCAAGGCATTGACCATGATATCAGGACTTCGCCACGGCGTGATATACGCGGAGCGATGGCGGGAAGGAAAAGACGATGATGGATAAGGGGAATGAGCCAGCAAGAATGGATCTTGATCAATCTTGCAATGGTTGCGCGGATTGCCGGATAATTGTGGATGCAAACCTAAATGTGTTTATTGAGGCTAAATCCACGGACCATTTAAAGGAACACATATTTGGCCTGGAATCAATCTCATTTATAGAACGCGAAAGGCACCACATCAACCCCAAGCCTTTGATGCGCTTAAAAAAAAAAGATGCAGTAGGGTTGATTTACAATTTACTCGATCTGGGGATACTGCCGAATGATGGAGATGTGGAGAAAAAAGAAGTTGACCAAGGTACTGATATTAACCAAATGAAAAACGATATTCAAATCATAAAACTGCTCCTATCAAAATACGATACGGAAGGCGGCAAACCATAAAAACAATCATATGTAAACAAGATGCCTTTGGTATTTGGAAGAAAGCAACGCGCCGTTCTGATATGGTTACGGCGATACAGATCGACGAACCGTTTCGTGTAAAAAATGGTGACAATTACATTGAAGGCAAGGCCAGTGATTATCTGATGTGTGATGTCGACGGTTCTATGTATCCATGTGATGCAGTTGTATACGAAAAATACTATGAGGAGATAGCCTCCGATGGCCCTAACGAAACGTAATCTGGTCATATCAACGGTCGAGCCAATGGCGTTCGAAAAGCAATTCTCCAGCGCGATTAATGTAGCTTTGGATCAGATTGCCTTAAGCCTGAGAGGTGAGGCCAAGGATATTATATCAGGTCATTCACATAGCCACGGAAAAGGCCATATTTACACCGGCACATTGTTCGATGATGCGGAAGCCGAAGCATTTCAGGATAAGAAATCCCAAGGCGTAAATTGCTTCCTCCGGAGCCGTTCAGAGGTGTATGGAGAAGTTCTCCATGATCAACGCAAGAAACCGGCAAAGATGCCGCCGAAAGCCCCCATTGAGCGCTGGGTAGAAAGGAAACTGGGCATCCCAAAGAACGTGGAGGCTTCGGATTTGGCAACGCAGGGGAAGGTGTCGTTTGCTGGGATCGTGTTCATGATACGGCGGGCAATCGGTAAGCGGGGGCTCCGGACGATAGGCGAAGATGGGCTTCAGTTCTTCTTTGATCCGCTCAAGGAAAATAGAAACAAATACATGAACCTGATTGCGAAGATTATCGCAAAGGTGAAATTACGAAAGAAGAAGAAATTTGTCAAGGCCAAATGATGATATCGCGGATTACATCGCCTCTAACGTATCTACCCTGACACGGTGGAGCGTAGACGATCAGACCGGCAACGTGTTCACGGATGCCATGAATCCGAGAATCGGAACGCTACAGGTTGCTGTGTTGTTGGCTCCTGGTGCCGAAACACCAAACGTTGAAACGGTTCGCTCACAAACGATTTTAATAAACGTGTATTCAGATGAGGCGGACGCTTACGCCAATGCGGAAACGATCTATGAATTGTTTCAGAGAATTCGCGGGTTCAATATGACCAATTTCAATTTCAAAAACATTCGGGCAGAGCAGCCGGAACGAACTATCCAGGTATCGCCCGGCTATGTGCTTTATCAGATGGAACTATTTACCCAATACGAGAAGGTGTAATATGGAATTAAAGAATGGGAAAACAGTAGTATTTAAGCGTCCAGGTGCTTTGTCCCAGGCGCGGCTGATCTCGAAAATCACCAAACTGTTCAAGGGGGTGGATATCAATGCCCTGCAATCGGAAGAAACGAAAGAAGAAGAAAAACTCAATATCATGAATGCGATTCTTGGCGACAATTCCGATGAGTTGTTTTCGATTATTCCATCGGTTTCTAATATCAGCATGGAAGAACTGGATGTCGATGGTGAAAAGGCAATCGGTTTCGATGAGGCAATGGAACTCATTGCTCAGGCGATTCAAGTCATTCTGCCGGATGCAGACACGCAAGAGATAATGGGAAACGGGCCAACGCCTCCAAAGCACTTGGAGGCGGGCATGGAACAAAAAGAGAATCTAGGACAAATAGCCTTGAATTCGTTTTCCTGCACCTATTCGGAAAATCCTACGGGTGGAGCGCAAGAGATATCGACGAAATCGGCCTTGCTGACGCATTGACATTATTGACAAAGATTGAGCAGGACGAAGCGTTAAGCCATTTGATAGCGATTCAAGACATGTCAACCGCCATCGCTCAGTGTTTCGACAAAAAGGCGGCGGAAAGCAAGTATGTAAAAGAACTGGATCGAATCAGCAAAACTGATCCATGTGAAATAAAGAAATCAATTGATATGCCATCATTGAAAAGCGCAATAGATGTATATCGAGATAAATATCCTGACGTATTCGGAGTGAGAGCGAAAATCAATGGCAGCCAGAATTAACGCAGGACAGATCATAGCGCAGTTTGTAATAACTACCGAGAAGGCCACGGCAGGCGCACGGAAGGCCGTAGGTATCGTTACGAATATGCAGCGGCGCGTGTTGGCTTCGATGGTTTCAATATCCCAGGGGCTTGACCGTGTAGGTGGCCGCATGGTCGAACAGGCCGAACGATTCACCTTCCTGGCTGGTGCGCTTCTTGGCGGAATCACTCTTGGTTTTAAGGACTTTGCGAATAAGAACGAAGAAGCCAGGAGTAAGATCAAGGAGTTATCCGAGCAAATAAAAGCCGTTCCTCTAGTGCAATTCGCAAAAAAACAGGCAATGCAGGCGGAAATAACACGCCTGTTAATGGTCGAGCAGCAAACACGAAAAGCCGCGCAAGCAAACAAGGTTCTAACCAAAGCATTCACGGCGGTTAAATTCGAGGTAACCAAAACCATAGCGGAAGCAATTCTTCCGTACGTGCGAACGATAGTCCAAGCGGTGAAGACCGGCATAGCATGGCTGGAAGCCAACAGGGAAACCGTTAAAACATTTGTGGTTCTTGCAGCCAAAGCGGGACTTTTATTCGCTGCACTGGCTCCGGTGTTCGCCATAGGCGGGAAACTAATTCGAGTGTTCGCCCTCATGGCCTCTCCTGTTGGATTGATAGGCGGCGCTTTGTTTCTGCTGTACAAAACTGTTGAATTCCTTTTTGGTCCCGCTATCAAGAACCTTATCGTCGATCTCGTTGAACTATGGAAGCAATTCAGGGAGGGACTAATATCAGCAAGTGCTCTTGGATCTGCGTTGGTGGATATTCTGTTCAAGGCATTTAAGTCGGCTGCGGACAGTCTATTGACACGCGTTGATCAATTTCTTGGGAACGATTTTGTTGATTCCATGCTAAAAAACGGTTTGTTTGATGCATTAAAGGATAATAAAAAGATCAACGAAATGGCCGATGCGTTTACTTCATTTTTTAAATCGGCACTTGAGCAAGTATTCAAGAATCTTAGCGGCTTTATCCTCGAAGGATTATTTGGAGAAGGCTTTAAGAATTATATCGAATCCGTTAAGCCGTTTGCGGGTGCAGCAAAAGCAGGGCTGGCGAACACGAGCGCTACAGACATTCTAGGCGGTGGAGTGGGGCCGTTCTTTTCTGGTCCGGATAGGCTTTCGGGTTTATTTGATGCATTCAAAAACATCCCGCTTGGCAATGCTTCTGGAATCGGCGCTGGTGGATTATCCGCTGTCGTGAATGTCTATGGCGATGCCAATCCATCGAGAATAAAAGATGCAGTCGAAGAGGGAATCCGTAATGCTGCGAGGGACATGAGCCGATGACAGCCTACACCGAAGCAGCCCACGCGCCATCAATCGACAACAGCCTGTTGTTCAATGATGACCCGCGAATAAATATTATTGATATAGACCCGCGTGTGACGTACACCCGCGAGCGCTTCAAGATACCCGGTGCAGACGGTGAACTCGATATTGGCGGTACTCCAAACGGGATGGCCATATCGCTTCAACTCGAAATCGGCGATGATGTGCTGTCGGATTTCCACGCCAGAAAAGCGGCGCTATTGAGTGCCTTGCAGGGAGACGGTGACGGTAAATTCGAGTTCTATCTCCGCTATATTGATGCAGACAACTTCTGGAAATACACGAAATGTGTTCTGAATTCCTTCCAGGACATGGTGGGCCGCCAGGATGCAAAGCAGAACAATTTGAATAATCAGTTCTCTGTTGAAATTCTATCAGAAGATACAGTTCCAAGCGTAAAGGAAAACGGTTCGTTTGTGGAGGGCTCAACCGAGGATACCACCACGGCGAACCTATTAAATACAAGCAAAATATACATATCGGATAATTTTATCGTCCAAAATGAGGCTGGAGAAATCAAGTTCAATATGGATGCCAATTTGCAGAAGTTGACTATTGTTGGTGTGCTTGACGAATCATTATAGGAGAATGAATCATGGTAAGCAGAACTTTCATATTAAGACGTGCAAGGCATTGAATCTTCAAATAAACACACCGTATTGCGAAATGAAAGATGAGAACCGATGTGAACAGGTGTTCGATGCAATTCTAAATAGGGTGTAATGGCAACAGAAATAACGGGGAACATAGTACGGATCAACAACGACCTGGTGGTAACCTTGGCAGGGGATGAAACCTGCACGATTTACACCAAGGGTGGGCAGCCGTTAATGATTATCACCATGTCGAGCAATCAGCACCAGGTGAATGTGCAAACCGTTCCAATCACACAACTGGCTGCCAATACGGACATTGGCAGCACCGGCTGGTTTGCGGGGTACACGCCAACCGAGGCGGACAGGGAAGAGGATAAGGGTATTGATGCAACGATCACAGGCGGACCGCGCGATGATATTCGCGGCGGCGTTCGGAGAAGAAGATAATGGTTACAGCATACGCAGACAAAGCACCTTTCCCTTACTTTGGCGGTAAGTCTGCCGTTGCTGATATCGTGTGGAATGCGCTTGGAGACGTGAAGCATTACATTGAACCGTTCTTTGGGTCTGGAGCGGTGTTATTGAATCGTCCGGAGTATCACGGAAATCAAATGGAAACAGTATGTGATAAAGACGGTTTCATTTCAAACGTATGGCGTTCCATTCACCTATCACCGGATGAAACCGCTAAATGGTGCGACTGGCCGGTAAACCATGCTGATTTATCCGCACGGAAGCGGAAGTTGATTGCAAATGAAGAATACCTGCTTGAAAACTTGATCATAGATGATGAATGGCATGATCCAAAATTAGCCGGGTATTGGATATGGGCAGCGTCCTGTTGGATTGGTTCAGGGCTTACACGTTTAGGCCAAATACCGCATGTGGGTGATGGCGGGATGGGTGTTCATGCAATAGGCCAAATACCGCATGTGGGTGATGGCGGGGCGGATTTAAGCGAACCCTATAACACCAATATTTATAAATGGTTCCGTGCGTTATCTGAACGGTTACGTTATGTTCGTGTTGTTTGCGGTGATTGGACGCGGGTTTGTGGCGGGAAATGGCAGGAAAAATGTGGAACATGCGGAATCTTCTTTGATCCTCCATACAGTGATAAAGCGGAGCGAAAATCCGATCTATACAATGAGGATGATTTAGATGTCGCTCACAAGGTACGTGATTGGTGCATTGAGCGTGGCGGAAACAAAACATACAGAATCGTATTGGCCGGTTATTTCGAGGAGCATGAAGAATTATTGAATTATGGCTGGACTTATCATTCATGGAAAGCACATGGTGGATATGCGAATATAGGCAATGGCGATACCGCAGGCAAAGAAAACAAACACAAGGAAACACTGTTTTTTAGCCCGCATTGCATATCAAGTACAGATAATACATTGTTTGAATTTCAAGAATTTAATGAAGAAATAGAGGAGTTGGTATCATGAATACACTGATCAAGGAAGCATTCCAGATCGTAGCAGCAATCATCCTGTTTCTAATCTGCACCCTTGGCGTATATGCGGATAATCAAATACTGATGCCGGTTGAATTGACCCTTGGTGAAACGATTACGGCATTCCTGCCTATTGATACATCGCTAACCACGGTTGAACTAATTGAAAGCGTCGTTGCTATTTACGATGCAACCGGCTCACAGTCGGGAGTCATAACAACCTCCACTTCAGAAGTTGTTATCCAGGGCGATAACCATCTCTTTATGAATTGGACAGCATCCCTCGCAGGCACGGCCATCTTATCGGTATCCCATCCATCTTGGACGGTGAACGTGGACTCAATAGCAAGGGTACAGAATCCGTACGATGTGCGGGACGCTACGACATACCGGCTATCCGCCTCTATATCCAGGGATGCAACCTGGAGCGTGGCAGAGCCTATAATCCGCTCGTCATCGGCGCTATATGAATCCGTTCTGGAAGAGGCGCTTGTGAATGGGCAAGGGGAAATCTCGAAATACCACATTGTGGTTTATGACCAGGATACTTCGATATCAAACTATTTCCAAAAAGGTAGGCACTTCTGGGCGGATGACCAGTCGGAGGTCAAGGCGATATTTCAAAGGGCGGTTCCTGACGGTGATTACTCTCGGTACACGTACCAACAGTAAAGAAAATGAGCGCTTTTACCGAAGGCGACAGAGTGTTTATTCTGGATATCCAGGAAAGCGGAACGATCAGAAAAGTGATTACGGGCGAATGGAATTTAGATGTAGCTCTGGTGATTGAATTGGACTCCGCCATACAAGGCAAATGCTTTCTAACGAGTTATTTTCATAACCTGATAAGGATTCAGTAGAGGGTGAATCATGACAACGATAGCCTGCAACAATGAATGCATAGCCACCGATACTCAGTACGACGGCGGGACATCGATATCCCACGAAAGCAAAATTTGGGCACTGAAATCCAAGAATGGGTACTCGCTTTTTGGTGGCAGCGGGGCGCTGGCCGATGTTCTGAAATTCTTGAAGTGGTATTCATTAGGGAAGCATTGGGATAAGAAGCCGCAATTCAATAAAGAATGGTATGTCATCGAGTTGACAAAAGACGGCATGATTATCGACTGGGATGATTACATGGTGCCAAAGGAATACCCCGAAAAAATTGATAGTTGTGGGTCTGGATCATCTTGGGCTATTGGAGCAATGGAGGCGGGTGCCTCGCCGATAGATGCCGTAAGTATAGCAAGTAAGCACGATACTGATTCTGGCGGATTGCCGGAAATGCTGAATCTGGACGACAAAAAAGGTATCAAAAAATGCATTGAACGAACCATGAAAATACTGGATACATTCGGCATATGACACAACCAGAAGAAATAGGCGATGTTCCACAATGCCAATATTGCAAGTGCTGGCATCATCCGTGGGCACCGTGCGGGTCAAGTACGGCCAATTCGTTAAAGACTTCCATTCGGGCAGATCGGGCGGAGCGAGTGATATTAGATGTAGAAGCAATGGCAGAAAATAACCATAAACAAGGAGGAGGATGAAAATGAGAGCGCATTCAATACGAGAAAAAAGATGTTTTAGGCACTGGTTAAACATCACTGAAAAAACAACCTTTTACCAGGAGTGGTATATCCTTCCTTGGAAATTCGGCATCGAGGCTGGAATCGCCAATTACGAATGCGCAATAAGTATCAGCCTTCGATTGGTATTGTTTTCCATTCACGTCAGCATCAATAACGCCGAATGGGAAAGATGGCTTATGGAAAAGACAAAAAGGGAAGATGAGACGTATGGAAGCGGAAGGATAATCGGTATGCAAATGTTCAATTACACGCTCTGGATAGACTTGTGGAGAGATCCAATGGAGTGGCGTTCAGAAGATCCCTGGTGGTGGCATTTTAACATTGATTTCAGAGAAATTCTATTCGGAAAATCCAAGTCGCATTTCAACGTAATCAATCAAGGCGATTCCGTAATTATAATGCCAGAGGGTGCCTATCCGTGTACTTACAAGGTGAAAACATATTTCCACGAACGCCCAAGATGGTTTATCAGGACACACACAATAATAGATGTGAATATTCCTTTGGGCATTCCTATTGAAGGAAAAGGCGAGAACTCCTGGGATTGCGGGATGGACGCAACATATGGAATGAGTATGCCGTTTAGCAAATATGATGGCATATGCCAGTCAATGGATAATATTGCGCTGGATATGCTAAAGCGAAGACAACGAAGAGGTAGCCTTACTGGATATAAATATCCAGAAGAGGCTTGTTCGCAGAAATGACCTACTCAAGATACTTCGCCATAAAGTCAGGATCAGATCCATCCGTGACCCGGACTCTTCCCGGAGCCACGGATGTTGTTTTCATTCTCCTTGGCAGGGAGCGCGGCGGCCTGTGCGCCGAGTTGCAGGCCGCTGTGCCTTCCCGCTATCCGGATAAACGAGGTATTCGGGTAGGTGATTACGTTCTTGCCGGGTACGATTCCAGTACTAATAATCAATGGTTTCATGGTTACGTCACTTCAATGCGCCATTCACCGGCATCGAACCTGATTGAAATTACCGCGAAGGGATTCGAGGAGCAATTAAAGAATATCAAGCCTCGCGTGAATTACGGGGCCGACCCTAATAATCCGTATATCGTATACGACAATGAAGCGAAAACGGGCGTAGCGGGCGGCACTGATTCTGTCGTGTATGATTTATGGAACACGTACATCAAGGGCAACGAGGATACAATCCAGGGTGTAAATTCCAGTGCCACGATTCAACAGGATACCTCCGGGGCATCAACCGATATTGAATACCTCGTTTACGATGGATCAACGTCACTCTATGACATATTTACGGCACTGGCGGAGCGCACGGGCTTCTCTTGGGGCTTTCTGCCAACGGCTTCAGCAATGGAGGATCATACATTCTTTTTCAAGGATGTAGATGCCTCATTCACGCCCCAATTCTCGAAATTCATTTATGGCGGCGATAACCCTTCGTGTATCTCGATTGAAACCAACCAGGACGAAGAGCAATACATAAACGACCTTGATATTGTCGGGGCAGATGTTCCAAGAATAGGAGAATCAATTTCCAGAAATTATGTGGACGAAGAACAGGCAACGAAACCATTAAACCATATCACTCGATCAGTGCCAGGATACAGAACTACCAATGATATCACGATACATGCAAAGGCGGTGCTCAATAGAAGGCGCGATCCTGGCGATGCCTACAATGTTACGCTTCTTCAAAGGGATGTTACACAGACGAACATGGGGCCGTGCTTCTATGCAGGCCGGACGATAATCAAGGTTGCTGATGCCTTCGGCGGATTCTTTAACGATGATTCGACCAAATACACGGCAAACGAAATCCGTGTAAGAATGATCGGCCATGCAATCCAAATGGAAATGGTTCTTGGAGAGCGGCCAGATTCGACAAGCAGCATATTGAAGGGCGGAATCCAAAAGAATAGACCGGCACTTTCATTTACATATGATGGGGCAACCGTTGACCCTGTCAATTCATGGCCAGGAGTAGAAAACCGGGTACAAAATATCCGGCTTGGCGGCACAATCACCGCGAAACACGCAACGGAAGACAAAGCCACTGTACGTGTGACCGATGCCGGGGCAAGCAACCCGGAAGTGTATACGGATATCCCGCTTCCAACCGGAACCGTGTTAGCCGACTGGGATATCAACGATCAGATAGACGTTGTACAGAGATACGTCGATCAGGAATTAAACAGCGTAACCACTGAGCAATTTGGACTTACGGCCGGAACGTCCGTAGATGCGGATAAGGTACTTGATCTCATGCGCCTCTACATGGCGAATGGGCTCGTTGCCGTGACGAATAAAACGCCATTCCTGGACGTGAACGCCGATGGCGGTAGTTTCGCGGAGGGAGACGCTACCCTTGTTCCTGGAGCCGGAACCTATGCGGAATCACCATTTGGCTTGGCCATGCGATGCCCACAGGACAACATTCTGGCGCTCAATACTCTAATCCATGCAATTGCAAGCGCGGCCTACGATACTACCGGCTTGACTCTTCCAGGCACACCGGCACAAGCGAAACTATTCGGTACGATTATGGATATCACTTCATCCGGCCAAGTGGGGCTTGGTGGAAGCATATCCGGCACTGACATCATTGTAATCGTAAAAACGGGACTGGCCACCATTCGCAATATGTACCTTGCCGAGGGAACGGATCCACCGACTTTGGAAACGGTAGCGGCTCCCCGTGGAACGTTCACAAGGAGTAATTCAGCATGAGTTATGATTACTCCATAGAAACCACAATGGCGCGCTATACCAATTGGGATGTGCTTGTTCGACAGATCATGGAAAACCTGAACATTCTTGAAGATCACCTATCTATGTCGAATACACAACTCTATTCGCTGGATGCGGGGCCACCCAAGATATTCTCATGGCTGGCAAAGAATGGCGTGGATATCCAGGATAGAATCAATGATGTACGTTCCGGCATCGGATTCGATGTATTTGAATGGCGGGCGGGATTCAGTCCTACGAGTGGCACAGAATACATGTCGTTTGATGATTTGGCTATGGTGGCGCGGGCGGTTGGCGTTCCAGGAACACGGATACCACGAGCAGGCGATGATTTTCCTTATCCATATCATGAGGCTGGGAAAATAGCCACGAGCGGCGAAGCGTGGAGGATGCAATACAGAACGACCCCGTCAAATATTACGACGAAAGACGGTGCGCCCGTGTTCGATATATTGCTTCAACTTCAATCCGAAACATTCGAGCAATCATTACCGGCATCAGAGGATATCAGCACCTTATTTAGTGTGATTCCTGGTGGTGTGTGGTTGGGCGCAACCGGATTCAATAATCTCAGAACTGCCTTTGCTTTCAATATCGAATCAGGCCAATATGGGAGCGAAGGCGGATACTCAAAGAATGCGCCTTCCTCGCCCCGTGTATGGTTCCCGTTTGCGCAAGGTAGGCCAACGAATCCAGCAGAGGCATTGCAGGGCGGCCCGGTACGGCATTACAAGCGTAGCGGCTTCCCGTCAGTCAATGACGAACATACCGTATTTAATCCTAATATAGATGTATTTACCTTTGGCGATACGTTCACCAAGGAGCCCCACTATGATGATTATCTGGGCGACTTCGGTGAATATCTATTATACGATCCAGTGGTAGGAGATGCCATCTACAGTCCTCAGATCGCATTTATGACAAACATATCAAACGGAACTACCTTACAATGGACAACACAAATTAACCATATATCAAAGCATTACCTGAGCGATGGAATTGATGTAATGGATCAGCTATTTCGAATCGCAAGTTTCACAGAGGGCAATTTTACTAACCCTGATTTAAGTGCTAAATATTCACCGGACGGAAACTCGTTCGTTGCACTGGGAGATATAAGCGGAGAGGGAGCCGGTAGCGTGGTTGCAGACTGGACTCAAACCACTACACAATATTATTTCGGTTGCATTCCAAGTGAGACGGGCTTGACGCTGCCTCTCAATAACGCAATTCCCCCCCTATCGGAAATACTAAAATATGGAAATACGCCAAACACGGTAGGCCAAGAAGAGGATAATGGCGAAATAGTGAATCATATTTCAATTTATGCAGAATCAGAATTCACACCACCCTTAATATGGATGGCATCGAGACGATGAAGAGATTTTTTTTACTCCTATATATTACACTGGGTGTAATCTCTGCTTACAGGCTTGAACCTGCTTATGGGCAATTATCTACACCTACTCCTACGCCACCAACTTTATCTGGGTGGTATGTGTTCGCGCTGAGTAACCAAGATGCATTACATACGAACAAGGTTGAAAAGGATTGGAGTGTGTCGGATTGGGAAGAAGTACGAACGGCTGGGAACTTCCGCGGAATGATCGGGGATGGTGGGGTAAAGTGGATCTCAGATAAAGAGGCGCAATCCTGGAGCCCCAAGGACATGGGTAGGATGGCCGGTGATCTGAGTCATTTTACCTGGATTAAGGTGAGGCTGGATGATTTCAAGGACGAATGGATACAAGGATACACAGATAAAGAAGGCAATGCGTTTCAACGGAAGTACAGGTTTGATATGGATTCACTGCTGGACTCTGGACAGAAAACCGCATTGGAATTGCTGCCATATAATAGCAAAGACACAGAGTCTTTCTTGATTGAACTGGATTCACAGGGTGTGATAGACAGATTGCTTTCATCCATTCGCATTATAGACACTACCGAAGTAATTAACCTAAATAAGACCACCCTGAGCACAAAGAAGCATGGAACCGCGGGACAATGGACTATAGGAACCGCGGCAGATTACGCCACATGGCAGTTGTGGGAAGACGCGCAGCAATCGGATCTCACTGGTACAGGTTTTGCTCGTGGAACGGCCATCAGTAATGGTGATCTGGGCGGGATCTTAATAAATGGTTGGACGACGACTATTGATGATTACGTCTGGTTGGATAGCCTAACTGCAAATCAGCATGATGGGGCGTTGACAGATGCTCTTGGTGGCACAAGCGATTTTAGCCATGCCTGGATGCAGGGGCAGATGTTCAGCAATGAGGCGTTTGTCTGGTGCTGGAATCAGCATATCAGAAATGGAGGTGCGAATCCGGTCTGGCTTGGTGCAGGAGCGACAGGTGGTGTGTTAGATCTGAGGGGGAATCTGATTCATGCATATGACAATACAAGCGATCCAAAGGGGATCGTGATGGACACGGCGCACACGGTCGTGATGGTGAACAATATCATAGTGGGGGCTACGGATGGATTCTCCGTAGCCAAACTTGAGAGCAGTGCGTCGGTTACATCATATTCCTATAATAATGTGTTTATCGGCCCGACTGGTTCTCTTGCTGCTATTCGGCTCATAAGTGCGAGTGAATCGTACAATCAGAACAATATTCTAGTTGGTTCTAATGCGATCACTGGCACCTACACAAATGACGACGGTGTGAATAATTACAACTTTGGAGAACAAAATGAGGCTGATGATTATTACGGTACAAATGGTGGTTCTAATCAGACCTTCACATTCGTGAGTTCAAGTACTCACTTCACGATCACCAGCGGAGACTCTCATACAGATAGTGGGGTCGATCCTAGTACGCTTCCATTCCCGGCTGGGGTTATTCAGACAGTTACGGTGGATATATTTGGTGTGGCTCGAAGTGCCCCGCATTCGATTGGGGCAAATGATCCGGATGGGGGAGCACCGACTCCAACACCTACTGCAACCAACACACCTACTGCAACCAATACACCAACACCTACATCTACACCTACATCTACACCTACATCTACTTCAACTTCAACTGCCACGCCTACGGAAACTTCAACACCAACAAACACACCAACACCAGCAACTGGTCAAGCACAAATTACTAGTGTGACTGTGTTCAATTGGTATGCAGTCGTGGATATTCTTGGTGGAACGCCGGGTATGACATACAGTGGTTTGATTGCAGCTACAAGTGAACCGGAAAGCGCATCTTTTATTCTTACCGTGACCAGTGAGGGATATAGCCGTAGCGGGAACGATATGGTTCTCGGCACGACTACCCGCCAAGTTTGGGGTACAAGGGTATTGCGGAAAGCCTACCCGAATGATGCCGATCTCGACGAGAGTGCAAGTGGAAACGTTCTTCAGGTTACTATCGCATTGAGCGATTTCATTTATGAGGATGATAATACTGGAGTGGGGAAGAGTGGTTTTGCGCCCACGATTTGGACAGCCACAAATTGGGTTATAGACGGTGCGACGGTTGGAACCGAGACCGTGAATTCTACTGTGGTGAATAGCGCTACCTTGGACTATCCGAAGGTGATTGGTAATTGGGCATGGCCGGGCTATGAAATTGTACCAGGAGACTTTACGGCCGAGGTAGTGGCATTCCAACGGTTTGGAATTAACCAGAAGCCTGTCGCGGGTGTGATCGTGTCTGCAACAGACCAGAGCGGTAATGGACTGCAAGCCATTATCGATGAAATGAGTATCAGTGCTCGTGGGGAGCCAAATGCGGTTCAGGTGTATGCTAGTACCATCCCGATTGCCACGAGTGCTCTAGTAGACCAGGAAGAAATCGACTTGAACTTTGCTGCTTTCCCTTGGGTAGGCGACGAAAACAGTATACTGAATTCGGAAGTTGGGAAGGATGGATTCACACAACCGGATGAGAGACTTGGGCCGCAATTATACTTGAATGATAGAAGTGGTTCTTATGGAATTACTCATGCCCTGGTCGATGCAACGAATGGAAATGATGGAACCGGGGAAGCGGGCACGAGTTATACAGCCATCAGTGTAAGCCCATACCTGACTATCTCCGCAGCGGTTTCAGGATTGAAGGCATTCAATAACACTACCTATACTCGAAATACGGTTGACGGCGGGCAGATTTACCTTGCGACTGGAGACTATTCGTTTCCAGACGGTGCTGATTACAATGGTGCGAATGCAACCGCATGGCTTGTGATTCAACCTGCAACGGGGGCGGGAACAATCAACCTTGCTACAGGCAGCGCAACCGCGATTACGAACACATACCTGAAGATCGAGGGAATCAATATTACCCATCCTTCCAGTCAGTTGAACGGACACAAGACAAGTTCAATGCTTTGGTTACATAATAACTTTTTAGATAGTCAAAGTAGTGCCAGTTTATACCAGTGGCGGCTGTGCTATGGAACAATCAATAACGTCAGTGATTTCTCGTCATTCGGTAACTTCTCAACTGAGCGTAGCCCATTTAGGCTGGTTCGTGGAAACATAACAAGTGCGAGTACAGAATTGACTGTAAATTGGTATACCGTGCTTGGCAATGAAGGGCTGTTTGAGCCGAACTACCAGAGTGATACTGACATTCCAGTAGATGTTGCGATCAGTGACAATATCATTCTAGCATACAATAAGTTGGTAGACCTTAGTGCTGATATCATAGAGACAAATGTAATCACCAGCACGACACATGGAATCGCAATTATTCAAAATGTGTTGGACAACACCAGCGGGGCTGAGCCTGTTGCTGCAATAGCCGCGGATAATTCAACGGCTTCAGTAAACCATGTAATTCTATGGAACAACACATTTGGCGAGCAAAGGCTCAATATAGGATACAATGATAATGGTGTCATTGCACCTTACCGGCTGAACTTTTCTCAGAAGTACAACGTATTTGCACAGTGGAATAATAAGGATGATACCTTTGCCCCTGAAAGTGCGCTCAGAATCGGAGCATGGCCTGTCGGTTACGCTGTTGGTTTCAGGGGCAATAGTTATGAAGATTCCGTTGTTCCGGGGGAATATGCTGGATTGGATACGATAGGGGATAATGCGGCGCCGGGATACATCAACCAATCGGCAAATGATTACCACATTGCGGCGAGTACAACCGATATACTGGGGATCATCCGTGCAGGGCTTGGTGTGCTTCCATATGACTTAGATGGATACGATCGGCTGGATAGCGGCGGGACAGTCGGAGCGTATATATTTGGAACTCCGACATCTACGCCTACACCTACGCCTACAAATACAAATACGCCAACTGAAACAAATACACCAACCGCGACACCGACAGGCGGAACGCCAACGCCTACACCAACATCGACGAACACTCCACCGGGCGGGGGTGGGCTTTCAACGGAAAACAAGTTCGATGGGCGAATACGAGCAAAGGCCGGAATCATATCTGAAAACGATATTACGGCCACAGGGAAAACTATTTCGTCTCGGACCGGCCAATTCTTCGGGTTGGATGTTCGGGGCGCAACGCCAGACACACCGGCACTGATCGGAGACCCGTCAACCTTCCAGGTCAAGATATTCGTGCAAACCGTAGGGGGGAATTACTATGCGGTTATTCAATCGACTACTGATATACCGATCAAACTTGATTCGCTCAACGAGCAGGTGCAGATCGCCTCCGGGCTCAATGTGGAAAGCGGAACGACTCGAATAGACCAGCATTTCGAGGTTACAAATTCACCGGTTAGGATCGTGGCAGCACTGGACGCTACGAACGCCTTACAGTTGACAAAATCGGCTACCGATACAACCGGGGGGAAAATCTATTACGATTCTGCAACGGGCAAGGTGACCTTCCTGAACGACGATGCCGGGGGCAACGGATTTGCGTTCTCGCCAGCACTTACGAACGATGCCGGGGAATCAATCACCATCTACGCGAACGATATCATTATGGATTCCACGGATAGCGATCTGTTGACCAATTTCATAATCAATACGGCCAATTCGATATCATGGGATGGCCTGACTGATTCCGCTTCGTCTACCACGATCATTGAATACGTATCCAATGCATCCGATTGGATCATAAACCATTTCGATTTAATCAAGGACGCTACAGGCGATTTACTGCCAACATTTATCGAGAACCGAATCACGAGCCGGTTGAATTCGATTGCCGATTTAACGATATCAGGGACCATGACAGCGGGGAATATCGTTTCAAATGGTTCGCTAAAATCGTCAAGTTCGACGCTCAATGTTCAGACCTATTTGAATGGTGAAATTGTATTCGGCTCTGGTGCCATTGTGATTGGACTGCCGACACAGCAGATTGATACCGCTTCCTTGCAATCACAGATAGATAATAACGTAGCGTTGATACTTCAGAACGTGATTGATATCTCCGATCTGGATTCCAGAGTAACCACGCTTGAAAACGCCGATACAGGCACGGCAACGGCGAACAATTATACATTCTTGGTTGGCGGTTCCGCTTCGGTAGATGTGGCTCACAACCTGGCTACAAGGCGCGTGGTATACGATCTGCACGAAACCACCGGGCAGAAACGCAAGGCGGTAACTGAAAACTACCAGGATACGATTAACCAGGTGAATTTCACCTTTGGCGAACCGTTCACCGGCAACTATTTCACGGCGAACATGGCAGAGGCAACGAATGTTATACCCATCGGCAACGCTTCGGATTCAATCATTCTGGTCACTCATTCCGAAACGCTTCAGCAGGATTTAATGTTATGGGTATACCAAAATGGAAGTCCATACAAGGAGTCATACCCTGTAATATCAGTCGTGAACGCAACGCAGCATCAATTAGACTTTGGTGAAGAAATTCCATCATCCAGCGAATACATCGTTTGTTATGCAATTCCGGATTCAACCGAGGTTGCAGGAGGAAGCGCAACCGATACGCTTTACCTGACACACGAATATGGTTCCACGTGGATATCCCAGGTGTGGGAAAATTCCGGATCGAACCGGAAGGTATTTATTGAAACCGGATACAGCGAACGCAACAAAACAATCTTGAAGAAAGGTGAGAACTTCACTTCGAACGAATACATATTGATGCTGAAAGATGTGTCCACGGCAATCAATGAGGATTATCTGGCGGATTTCTATGTACCGAAATTCGGAACGGATGAACTATCGGGAACGTTTTCAGGCTCAACTGCGATTGTGAACGTCTCTTCTGTATCGGCTTACTTCACCGGCGATGGTTCTCAATTGCGAAGCCTTGATATTGATGAGGTATCCGCCACTTTATCGGCTAACGTGGCAGCCAACACCGCACATAGAGCCACGACCACCGGGAATCCGCATTCCGTGGCCATCACAGACATTTCGGCATCATTGGCGGCTAACGTGTCGCTTGGAATCTTGTCTCAATCCTGGGGCAACCACGGCGATGTAGGCTATACCACTTCGTCCGATGATACCGTATCCGGTACAGAACTTGATGGCCTTTTTGGTTCTACGGGGCTGTTAAGGAAAACCGCTTCAAATACGTTCAGTGCAACCGATGGGGAGCCGTTGATAGCGCTTGGATACCTTGCCTACACATGGGGCAATCATGGATCGATTGGATACACAACAAGTGCGGATGATACTGTATCCGGTACCGAACTGGACGGCGTGTTCTCCACCAATGGCCTCTTGAAACGAACCGGCGCGGGCACGTACACGACAACGACGGATAATTCATCTGATTGGAATACCGCGTATTCATGGGGTAATCATGGAGCCGTGGGCTACCCGGAAACGTTTGAAAACGTGGGAACCAGCGGGGCTGGAGTATTCAGTCAACTGGACGGTGTGAATGCAGAATTCAGGAAACTGTTTTCACGGGATTCTAATAAATTGATAATTGATGCAACGGAGGATTACGTCTCTATTCGTATCCAAGAATTGTTTCTAGACGGCTCCGATATCCCGAATATTGATTATCCAATGCTGAATGTAAGTGATGTAGACCTACAGGAAGCGACGGCGGGCGGAGCGTATGGCCTAATACCTTCCTCTACCAAGATATCGCTCACTATTCAGGAAAGCAAAAACATCCTATTTGACGTTACTCTGACAATGGATGATCTGGATAATTTCGACATGGCGGGCAAGGTGGACGGGAACATACCGTACTGGGAGGCCAGCGAAAGCATATGGAAAACGACCGGGCAAGCGAGCGGTGGCGTGGGCGGTTACACGAACGAGAATGCACAGGATGCGGTAGGCGGCATCCTTACCGATTCCGGAACCATTGATTTTACCTACAATGATGGCGTCCCTTCGATAACGGCCGCTGTAAAACCAAGTTCTATCACCGCTGGCATGTTGGTTGATACCTACCTGACGAGCGAAAGCCAGGATTTGGATAATGTAGTCGCAAACGATGAGATACTTTCAACTACCGGAATTGATATGAATGGCCAGGATTTAATTGATCCGGATTTAATCATTTTTGAACGAGATACAACGGGGATATCCGGAAGAGGGGGCACGATTGTTGAGTACTGGAACTATTTAGGAGATCCAGATAGTTGGAGTTCTCGATCCTTCGATCTTGTGGAGTGGACTTGGAACATAAATACGTTTGATTTATTTAAAATAGATGCAACCGCGGTAACAATAGGATTAGTTGGAAGTCTTAATAATGCCGGAATATCTAATCTATCCACTGTGAGTTCTAATCTTATTAGTGTGACATCCTCTATCGCTGTAATTGGAAGCGCTACCTTCTCTAGCGATATTTGGCTACCAGAGGATTCAACCGGAGATAGCAATCCAGATACAACAGGGAAAACCTGGATTGATTCAGCAAACAATCGAATTGTTATTGAAGATGCAACAGGAACACATTATTTGAGTTACTAGAAACTAAGGAGAGGCAACGAAATAATATCGGTATTATTGGTATAATGAATAGTAGAAAAGGAGATAAAGCCATGAAAAAAGCGATTCTGATAGCACTACTATTCATCATACCTATGCAATCTGATCAATTAGAACTAACACCAATCCAGTCATGTATTATTCAATGGCAGGAGTATGAAGTCCTGATCCAATACATGTTGAGGAACAATATCATTGACGTTCGTTTTTTAATGCTGGACGGCATGATGATGGATAACATGTTATTGATTTGGGAAGACTATACTCAGGCGGAACGCACGGAACTTGTTCTTGAACGAGGTTTAATGTTATGCAAAAAACTATTAGAAGAACATCATAGCCATGAAGGGGAAGCAATTAAATGAAAGCATTACTCACAATTCTATTTATGCTCACAGCGGTATTTGTGCAATCGCAGGAATTGAGCGCGATTCCCGATATCTATTACGCCACCAACCCCGTAGCCATAACAATGGATGAGGTTCTGCTTGAAAACCATGCATTGAAAACCCAAGCAGAAAGCATTCAAATAGAACTGCAAACCGCTCAAGCCGAAGCGTTACGGCTCCGGCAAAAACTCAATGTGGTTGAAATCGAGAACCTTGAATACCAAATCTTCTTGAGGCGGTTGGTAATCGCATTCGATAGAGTTCTCTTGACTAAAGAAACAGAAACCATTTTCGAGTACCTGGAAGAACTGAAAACCGCAATCCTTAAACCAATGGAGAACAGACGATGAACCGATTGACCAGATATCTATTGATTATCCTTGCGCTCAGCACGGCCAATTTATGGGCACAGCAGATACTTCCAAGTAATACGGAAGTTACCGGTTACCTGACCGCCTCAAAGCAATTGTTGACACCTGGAAACATAGGCTCCGGAGGAACGGTAAACGCAACGACATCCTTCACCATTGGTGCAGACCTCTTGATTCAGCGGGCAAGCGCAAACCATATGCATACACCCGACAGTCTGATCATTGGGACCGATCCAGGGATAACATTTACTGGGATCGGAACATTTTTGGCGAACAGTGGTGGAATCACCGAGCAATACCTTGGCGAGGATGTGAAGAATCGTGGCGGTTGGTGGTGGAATAACTTAACAAACATCCTAGGCCTTTGGTACGAAGACAACGATGTAGGCTCTACCGTAATGGGTGTCACCGCATCAAACGTTTATATAGGGTCGAGTACGACACCGCAGGTAGATGGACTTACAGTTGAAGACAATATCCACGCTGGTGGTGCGGTAACCAGCGGCAGCCGCAGGGAACTCAAAAATGTTCTTGAAGAAAATCCGAAGGCTCCGGATATGAGCCTAATGAAAACAATCCGATTTAATTGGAAACCAAGAGATGGAATTGACTCAACTACGCCACGCTATGGGATTGATATAGATGATCCGAGTGTTCCCGCCGAGATCAAGGCAAAGGATTTGCAAGGCCGTAATGTTTTGGATCATGCCGCCTCTATCGGATTGCTGTTGGCAAAGGTGGCAGAGATAGAAAAGCGGACAAAGATACTGGAGGCACAATGAAAAACACAGACTGGGTTCCGTACATAATTGTCCTGATTCCATTGCTATTGTGTTTTGTTGTTTCATTGGCAGGAATGTGCCTATGAAAACGGCATTGATATGGGCTCTATGGTTCGCGATAGGAAGTTTGATTGTCTCTGGTGCTTGGTGGATGTATCTGGTTTATGTCCTTAGAACTTTATGAAAATGAACGAGTATAGGACATTGGATCATGCTGGCGAGTCTTGAGAAAAAGCAAATAGGAGGTAACGCGCGCAGCCTATGTGATATTTACGGGTAATTATAACTGATATCAGATTTACTGATCGGGGGATCAGCACATGATTGAGTCAGAACTGAAAATGGGTGATGCGGGGAAACCCTGTGACGATGTCATAGGGCCAATTGTTATCCAACTTGTTAGGCTCACAGAGCATCATAACAAACTGGTGGAGAGGATAAAGAAAATGGAAGATACGGGATGTGTGAGATGCCCCTTGCTCGAAGAAAAACTATCCGGGATCGAAACTACACTGAATAAATTGAACGAAAGAAAGGAGCTTTCGTTAGGAGAACGATTCCAGCGGTTTTTTATGCCGATAGTGATCATCATTGGGTTTATCTACGCTTTTGCGGAATTCAAAACCAAATCAGAGATATTGTATAAAGCGGTTTCAGAAATAGAGATATCTCAAAAAGAGATGACGAAACTAATCAATAAAAACACTATAGATTTAGCAGTGCTGATCAATAAATAGGGAGCGGATCATGTCTGATCAAGAAAAGCAGAATCTTATAACCGAAGGGCGGCAGGAAGGCTCGAAGGAAGGTGCTCGTCAAGTAGGTGTTTATACAATAATTGGCATGTTAATAGGTTCACTCAATCGAGTACTGGACTATCCTAATACATGGATTGTTCTTGGATTCTTTCTGTTGATAGCATTGTCTTTAATATTGGCAGTCTATGCGGATTTGGCGAAATCGGGGAAATCAATATTCAGCATTGCTTTCGGCAGGAAGAAAGAAGATAAGATAGATATTTAGACTTCCGCTTAACGCGGGACATTCTAATACCTTTCAACCCTTTTCCCCGGTCTATTCAGGCCGGGGGTCTTTTTATTGACGCGAAATAGGCTTTGCGTCAATAGCGGATTCCTCATTGTCGTTCTTGGCTCTATCCAATTCAACATATTATATTTCCACTATTTTGAGAAAACCCCTTGACAAAATTGGTAATCAGGTGTTAATTATATATTGTAAGGAGAATAGAAAATGCCCAGAACAAAAAATAAAGACCTTAAGCAATTCCCGTTAATGATAACAAAGACTTTGCTCAAACAAGCCCGGATTCATGCTCAGGATAAATGTATATCAGTGTCATGCTATATTCGCTTTGCCATAAAGGAAAAAATTGCCGCTGAGTTAACGCAGGTGGAATGATATGGTCTCTTTGAAAGGTCAAGCCCAATTGGCAATTCAAAAAGCTTTATCAACCGATTCCGAAACAGCGGCTATGCCGGAGAGTAGGATAGGCAGCCACCCTGATCAATGACCCCTGAGCGCACGGGCGAGAGTACGGGAGCAAGTGATAGAGAGAAGAACATATACTTGGTCGTCCTGAGCGGCGCGTACGTCACCTGCAGTGCATGGACAACGAGAGACGGCTACAGCGCTACCTTTCGCGCTAAGGTGCCCGGTCAGAAAAGCGTTAGGAGAGCATATCATGATATGCGCTCCGCTCAGGGCGATCAAGTAAAAAACTGAAATCGGGGTGAATGCACCCAGGGTTGAGCTAATAAACTCGGAGGAAAGAACCATGAAAACAGAGCCCGATTTATCAAGTGCGAACTTACGCATTTATAAATATCCCATAAATCCCTGTGAACTGAATGAATCAATCACAATGCCTATGGGTGCGTCGATACTCTGCATTAAATCGCAAAATAACATCCCTTATATATGGGCGCAGGTAAGCCCGGAGAACGCACCAGAAACAAGAAATTTCACGGTGTGCGTAACCGGCTCGCAAATAAAAGAAAACATGAAGTATATAGACACAGTGCTGCTGGACAAGGGAAAGTATGTTATTCACGTTTTTGAAGCACTAGAACATCGGGAGGCTCAACCATGAGCACAAACGGCAAGAAAGCATTGGGGCGGAATTTGGAAGACATTGGTGACGAAGGAACGTATCTGCCTGTTGATGGAAATGATTTCAGAGAACCGGAACCCGTCAACGATAAAGAAAAGGCAGCAATCGCAATCAGGCGAATCGGAAACGCACTTGATAGCGTCCCGCAGGCTTACCACAAAGAAATATTCCAGACCGTGCAAGCACTCCACAAAATTGAAGCGAAATCCAATAAAGGCAAATTCAAGCCGCTGGCCATGTTTGGCTGGCTAGGAAGCAAATGAAGAGAAGGCAGTACAGCCTGGATGGGTTGGCAGTACAAGCCGCTATCAATCGAGTTGCCTGTGGCCTCATACCCCACGGGGCCGGTTCGACCCCGGCATTAGCGGTAGAACATCCCATATTGGCTACGGGTCCAGTACCCTCCGCGCCCGTAGCCGCCTTTTTCAAAGCACCGAGTGAGCGGGATGTCGTTGGTCGATGGTTTTCAATGGATAAGTAGTTGGTTGGCGGTAACGCCATGACCTCGGTGCTTTGAAAAAGGTTATAGAAACAGTTTGGCACCGGCAGTAATTTGCTATCCGAAAGCAGATTATTACCAGATTTCGGATCTGGGAGGATCCCTAAGTGGCCTAACAAAATGTCGAAGTCCAACACGGTATCTACGCAATGATCGAGGGAGGGCGGTATACAGCCCATAACATGATTCCAGGAGACACGCTAGATGCGCCTGATGTGGATCCCGGCTGGCCGGTGTCAAATTATAAAATTAGTTTGAAGCCGATGGCTATGAAATGCCTTTACGGGGATTTCGCCACGTAAAACATGCAAATTCCTACGGTGCTCTAAGTGTCCGGACACGGAACGTTGTGGTAAGGGTGGTCGTCGGCTTCAAGAAATAAAGGAACGAATAATGAAAGCCAAAAACACAGGCAAGCCATTCGAAAATAGTATAAAGCAGCAATGCGACCTCTATGAAGCGAAGGGTATCGCCAGAATCAAAAAGACCGGCCCCGATACGCGGCACGTGTACTATAAAGGGAAGATGGAACTGGTGTATTTGAAAGGCAATGAATGGCTGGACTTTGCTGGGATCATTATCCCTGGTACGCACTTTGGCAGGACGGTTATCATCGAGTGCAAAGATGTTAATCGAAACAATCTCCCATTTAATACAAAGTACGAGGGAGCAGGACTAACAAAAAGCCAATTGGAATCGCTTCAGAAATGGGTTGAATATGGCGTGTATACCTTGGTTTTGTGGCATAGGAACGGTCAGGTTGGGAAAATGGAAGGGGAGGAAATAGTTAAGCATTGGACGGAAGGCAACAAATCGTACCCCTGGTCGTTGATGACCATTGTAAAAAACTACGATTTCCTGGGAGCAATGTGATGTATATAGGAATGCCGCAAATAATAATGATTACTTTGCTGATCATTAAAGTAACCGACTATTACATTAACGATGGCAAAGACAAGGTAGTTAAGCGGAATTTTGGCTGTGCTGTTTTTGCTTTTATTGCATACCTTGGCCTGCTTTATTGGGGAGGATTTTTCCATGAAATCCAGTGACTCACCATGGGGATATAGCAAAGAGAAAGCAGAACGCAACCAAGGGATACGGAATCGCCGGTTCGCGCCGACACCACAGATTCCATTGAAAGACCTGCCACCGAGAAAGCCGATTGAGTCAGTTGTTTACGATGAGAGTTATGCGCCATTTGCGTCCTGGACACAGGACCATGAATATGAGCAGGCGCTGCGTACAAAGCCCCTGGGGTTGAGTGAAAACGAGTTTGAAAAGATGTGCAATCCAGAGGAAAGGAAATGAATAATGAGCGAAGATTTTAAATGCCCTATGTGTGGATTCTCAGGTTTTGAACCTAAGATGTGCCCTAACTGCGGATGTGATTGCTGTACGGGTTGCATCGTGACAACTTTTGAGGGTGATGATTATTGCCCTAACTGTGAAGAAGAGGAAGGAAGCGAAACAGACGAAGAAATAGATCCAGCGGAAGGAAACGAACTATGAAGTATACACCAGGGCCGTGGACATGCAGTCATCCAACAACGGATATGAATGGCGACAATCGTTGCCGCTCAATAAAAAGTGGGATTAAGTGGGTTGCAATAGTAGGTCGGCAAGTCGATGCAAGGGTAATCGCAGCCGTACCAGAGATGTACGAGATAATGATTGAATTGTCGAGGGATCTCACGAGTGTATATTCTTCCAGAGCACAGGATATCACCAATAAAGTGGAGGGAAACAATGAGCAAGATACTGATAACACCCATGATGATGTTTGTATCAAAAAATATATATGCTTTTAGTAAGCTTAGCGAAGAGGAATTGCAGGCAATGGTGAAATTGATGATGACCACTTCGCCTGAAAAGCAGTACGTGCCGAGGGTGAACCTGAATTGAGGCATGGAGATGGACTACTTTGAAGAGTTAGATTTCCACGATTGGGAACGTCGTCGCCCTGATTTGAAAGGAGATTCCGATGAAGATGAGGAAAAAGAACCTATTCAGGCAGTGCGGAAATTAGGCGAGTCTGGTAAAAGCATTTTAATCGAAATATAAGGAGAAACCATGAAAATCCAAGGGTTCAGTATCAAGAATTACAAGCGAATTAAATCGGTCGAAATGAAACCTGAAGGTGCCTTGATTGTAATTGGGGGAGAGAACGGCCAGGGTAAATCTTCTATCCTCGAATCGTTCATGGCCACAATTGGTGGGAAAGGCCAACAATGTAACCTACCAGTAAGGGACGGTGAAGTAAAGGCGGAGATGGCATGGACATTTGATGACCTGAAAGCCGCGTTGATAATCAAAAAGAACGGTGAGCGGAAACTTACACTTACCAACGAACAAGGGGTGATAAGTCAAGCACAAACGTACCTCGATAGGCTTTATAATAAACAGTTGTTTAATCCATTGAAGTTCCTGGAGGAAACACCAAAGAAACAGTTGGAGACGCTGAAACAATTGGTCGGAATTGATTTCACGGAATTGGACGAAGAGTACAATTCACTCTACGAAGAAAGAACGGTAACGAACCGTGGTGTCAAAGAATACACGGCCAAACTTGACATGACAGAGCGGCACTTAGGTGTACCAGATGAAGAGGTATCTGTTAATGACTTGATGGTTGAATTGGATGCGGCACTTGCAAACAATACTGATATCCGCAATAAGAAGAAAAGTCTCGAAGGCAAATATTCAATCCAAAACGAATGGCAATATGAGATTGAACGCTTAGAGCAAAGACTTGAAGATGATAAACAACATATAGCAGCAATACAAAAAGAAATTATAGATGCCGAATCTTTCCTTGATAAAATGATGCCTTCGGACGAAGACACCATTAGACAAAATATCAACGACTGCACAGATACAAACAGAAAGGTTCGAGAGAACAAAGAACGCTTTCAATTAAAAGTGAATCTTAATAATGAACAGGTTCTTGCTGATGATCTGACATCCCGGCTGGAACGAATCACCACTGAGAAGCAGCGGCTACTAAAGGAGGCAGATTTCCCCGTTGAAGGACTGTCCTTCGACTCCGAGGAGATCATATTCAACGGTCTGCCATTCAGTCAAGAGAGCGCATCAGGCCAACGCAAGGTAGCCGTGTCGATGGCTTTCAAACTCTTGAAGCCGCCGATTGGTTCCGAGTATATCAACGTTGTGCTCATTAAGGATTCACCCTACCTGGATGATAAATCACTTGCCGAACTGGAATGCGTTGCGAATCAGAACGATGGGCAAATCCTATTAGAGAAGGGTGGCACAGGCTCTGAGTGCCAAGTGATAATCGAAGATGGCCAGATCATGGAAACTAGTTTCTAGATATCCAACGGAGGAAACAATGAATACAAATACAACGCTGCATATAATTGCCATTATTAACATCGTACTGATTTGCCTGTGCATAATTGTCTTATGCGATATATCACTTGAACGCGAAGAGCGTGATATTATTGAAATCAAATCCCAGCGTTATGAAGTTCCCATTGTAAGTCTTACATACGATGATGATACATACGATGACATGATCCACCTGGATACGATATCCTTCAAACCTTCCGATGTGACCCGGATATATGAAACAGAAGACTATACGTATATCTCTTTCGGAAACGGAGTCCATGCAGTGGAGATGCGCATTGATGAAGTGCGCAAACTATTGGAGGAATATAAATCATGGAAACGACACATGAAATAGGTACAGCATATTACCCAACCCTGGGAGAGGCCGAAATTATTATTCGTGATGTTGAATCAGGTGAAGAAATAACTCTGCTGTTTCCGATATCGAAGGATAGCGGAGATAAACTGTGCGAAGTTATACCGTGTTGCGTTTATGCGGGCGCTATAGCGAAGATGCACCGGAGAATGAAACATGAGTAAATTAAAATCCAAATACCCGAACATTGAAGAATATAAAATCGGAGACCGTGTGCTGATATTGCGCGAAGTGCATTGTATATACCGGTGGGAGAATGGGCACAATAGCCACAAATACCTTGAGTTATTCAATTATGATTTGCCTTTGCAGGTATTTATTACCGGTAAGACATGGCTCTGTGAAGGGACACGCATAAATAATCATGGAGAACAAAACACATTCAAATGCAAGAAGAGAATCCCTGTGTATACAGGCAAATGCACCTTAACAGGGAGGGAATTAAAATTCCGGCAAAGTGACATTGAATCATGAGACAGCAACGTAAATCCAAATACCCGAACATGGACACGCAAGCAATGGATAACTATATCGAAAATATGGAGGAAAACCATGAACGAAACCAACCAGATAGTACCAGTTCAGCAAAACCAGCTAGTGAATCCGGACGAAATTATGAAATATATGCCGATTGCAGCTGAGTTCGCTAAGAGTGGATTGTTTCAGGAAGTCAAAACCGCGGCTCAGGCATTTGCCGTAATTCAGTACGGAATGGAAGTGGGGTTATCCCCGATAGCGTCTCTCCAAAATATAAATATTATTAAAGGCAAACTTTCCATCAATACACAAGCCGCATTAACATTGGCATCAAGACGCGGAGTAACATGGAAGACGATAGTGGAAACCTTAAAAGAATGCATAATAATGTTTAGAAAGGGAAAGGAAAGTTACGAATCCAAATTTACATATGAAATGGCCGTTAGTATGGGCTTAACTGTCAAGGACAACTGGAAGAAGCAGCCACAAAACATGTTGTATTGCCGCGCGGCAATTAAAGGCGTTCGAAGAATTGATCCTCAATGCATGATGGGGCTATACACAGCAGAGGAATTAAACCTGGATGAACATCAGGGGTTTGAAAATGCCAAGCAGGTGGATGCAGAGGTTGTGCCTGAAGCAAATCCCAAAGATGAGTTTACCGCAGCACTCAGGGTAACCAAATTTGATGGGCAGAATTCCTATAAATATTTCAGTCTTAAACTCGATGAATTAGGAACGGAATACAAGCATGATATCCATTTTGTTAATTCGCATGTGAAATATATAAATGATACCAAAGAAGGCGATTTCGAATCTGCATGTGATTACATCAAAGAACAGCCTGATGGCTACTCAAGATCATACCTGCAATATGTAGTGAATAAATTAGAAGCGAATGGCGATGGTAATCCTGAAAGCAATGAACCGCCAAAGCAGGAAGAACCCATCACTGTTCCAGAAGAGGTTCTATTAAAAGCCTACGAACCCGCAGGGCTTGACGTGATGACCATACTAAAGAAAGACGAACTTCCGAACAAAGAATACCTTTCAATGATAATGAAATACCATGAAGAAAGTGGTATACATGTGTTGCCTTCCACCCCCTATGAACTTATAACATTTGTGAATTGGGTTAAGGATAAATACGGTGAAAAGGAAGTGTAAAAATGCCAGAAAACTTCGTGAATGATGACAACATAAATACTATTCTATCTTTCTTGGCAAAGAGCATTCAAGACGATTCGTATATTCCTGACCTGAATCCAAAGCCTGATTGGTGGTTTCGGTTTTGCCACCAAACTAAGTTACCGCCCTGTAGGAGCATGTCGGATATGCTTAAAGACCAAGTAATATTATATTTTAAGGATAAATGTAAGAGGAAGGAAAAACCATGATAAGATTCAAGGTAACTCCAGGCACTCCGGTTGAAGATGTCGCCACCGTTATTTGCCACTTGGTTTATCCAGGTTCACAGGTGCATTTCGAACCGGAACCGAACGATCCGGATAAGATATATATTGGCCGATCTAACAATGTATGGCTGTATGTAAATAAAGAAACTGATACATATAGCGTTCTGTACCGATATCCGTTTTCCACCATCGAAAATTCAATCATGGCACTAATGGAACATTATTTAAATTGGACATGCATAGAGGCGGAATAATGAAAACCTACGTTACTATACCCACTATATTCTGGCGGGCTCTGGTCGCACTATTATTGATCATCCTGCTCATACAACTTTACTACCAGCAGGATACAATCAATCTCCATTCCAGGATCATTGGCCATGAAATGCAGGCGGTGCGTGATGTGGAGAACACCATAATTAACTTGGTCGGCTTTGACGAATATCTCATGATCAAGGATGCCACGCCAACCGTTCCATATATTCTCATATCGGATGAAACACCGGCGATATACTAAGAACCCGCCTTATGGTTGAATAAACAGCCCTCTACCTGGCATGACTATGATGATCCGTATATGGAATATGAAACACCAATTGAAGAGGAGGAATAATCTGATGACTGATCGTAAATGCAAGAATTGTGAATGGGGGCGGGTGCGGGAAAATGCAGGAAACGATCCAAGATTTCTACTATGCTATGAGTCGCAATAGATGTTATCGGGTTATCTCTAAGGAGCATCGCAATGACCAAAATAGAATGGGTTAAGAATGAAGATGGAACACTAGGAAAAACATGGAATATTTCAACAGGCTGTACTAAGATCAGCCCCGGCTGCAAGAATTGCTATGCGGAGCGGATGGCAAAGCGATTGAAGGCGATGGGACAGCCGAATTACCGCAACGGATTCGACTTGACTATGCACGAGCATATGTTGGAAGCGCCGCTCCGCTGGAAGAAACCGCAACGCATTTTCGTGAACTCCATGAGCGATCTATTCCATGAGGATGTGTATGACTCTTTTATCGAAAAAGTATTCGCTGTAATGGCTTTGTGTGAATGGCATACATTTCAAGTTTTGACAAAGCGTCCGAAGCGAATGAAAGAACTATTTCAATGGGGAAACATATTTCCGTACATTGAGGGGCAAGCACATAAATTATACATGGATGTCTTTAAAGATGATATTTCGATGGATTTCCCGGTGTGCGGTATGCCGGATAATGTCTGGCTGGGCGTATCTGTCGAATCGCCGGATCATTACGACCGGATCGAACACCTTTTTCAAACACCGGCAGCGGTTCGGTTTCTGTCTTTAGAACCGCTGCTTGAGCCAGTTGAAGATATTTGCCATGAATTGGTAGATTGCTTTGATTATGATGCTATAGATTGGGTAATCGTAGGTGCGGAGTCAGGCCCGAATGCCAGGCCTATGGAACTGGACTGGGTACGGTCGATTGTTAATCAATGCCGTGATGTCGATGTGCCGGTATTCGTGAAGCAACTGTGTAAAAATGGCCGTAAGATTCCATTCGATCTATGGCCGGAGGATCTCCAGATAAGGGAGTGGCCGAAATGAAATACAGGATTACGTTTGATGTAAATGTTTCAGACAAAGCCCCGTAGCGAATTTCGGCGGCTGCGAGGCCATTCTGATATGGGAAAATAGCGATTAGTCAGGAAGATATCTAATGTATGAAAACAGGAAGCCATGGGAATATTTATGGGAGGAAACAACGGTAAATAAAGTGATTTGGTCATGGTTTTGTAAGCACCATTGGGTAGTTCCCTATTGGGCACGGTGGGCACTTGGCAGACGACGAATACCAAAGCATTGCATGAAGTGCGGGATTATGCATTCATGGGATGCTGGAGATTTTCACAATAAACACGAAATAATTGGAGATAAATGATATGGAAGAACAATTGATGAAAATACATCTAGCAGCAAGGATGGAAACCGCAATAAAATCTCTGGACTGGGATGCGATTCGCCATATTCGCGCGAGTGATAATAACAGCTTCGTGGAAGAGATACCACCGTTTGATGCAATGTCGCTAAATGATTACGGTGGTGGAGATGTTTCCTGGTGGCATCAGTACATCCGGTCGCTGCTGAAAAAAGCAGATGTGTACTACAGGGACGAATTCAAGGAGACAATAACATGAATGAAAAGCGCGACTTTAAGGGAATCTGGATACCGGCTGAAATCTGGAAATACACTGAAATCTCACCGATAGAAGTAATGATTTGGGGGGCGATAAATCATTTCGATAAAGGTCATGGTTGCAAGAAAAGTAATCGTGAACTTGCTGAAATCGTCGGCAGATGTGAGGGAGCACTAAAAGTACATTTACGGAATATGCGGAAAATGGGACTCGTGGAGAACCTTGGATTTGATGGCAGGATACGGACGATCCAGGCTTTATATCCATCCATCGTACATGACTCCCCTAGTATCGAAAACAACCCCGCTGTATAGTACTGAAAGAGCATGGACAAGAAGTAAATAATTTCTATGGAATAAGTAAAGGGACGCAAAGATGAAATGGTTTAAATTGCATTCCAGCATCATGGATAGCGAAAAAATTTCGAAATTATCACACTTTTCGTTCAGAATTTATATTTTTTTGATGGCATATTGTTCTGAAAACAACAAAGACGGTAAAATAAACTGCGATTTTTCTTCAATCACTTGGCGGTTAAGAACAACAAAAGCCAAACTGAAACTATCCTTGAATGAATTAAAGTCTACAGGATTGGTAGACTATTGTATATCCAATGAATTACTTGACTTATGCATTCTACGCTGGAATGATTATCAATATACAAAATCGTATGTAAGAGTAAAAAAGTGTAGAAAAAAACATGCAAATGATAACGGTAATGATAACGGTAATGATAACGAGGATGATAACGGTAAAGTAGCGGTAGAAGTAGAAGTAGAAAGAGAAAGAGATACAGATACAGATAAACAGCTAGCCCCGCCGTTTCAAGAAAACGGCAAAGCCGACAGTCCTGTTTTGTTTGAAAGTCCTGTGTTATTTGAATTCCCCTGCAACGGAAAAATTAAAACATTTGAATTCACCGAACAGCACCGGCAGGAGTATGCTCCTCTGTATCCGGATATCGATATTTTGGCAGAAACCCGGAAGGCTCTTGCATGGGTGAAATCCAATCAGAAGAAAACTTCTGGCGGTATGCTGAAATTTCTTAACAGATGGTATTCCAAATGCAATGATAATCTTAAACCTGGTGGTTCACCACGACAATCAAAGAAACAGGAGCGCTTTAGCGTTTCATCCGAAGGCTATGAAGATGTATTTGAGGTAAATAAATGAGTTTCGAGCATATCATAACACCTGGTCATTTGGCATCTAAGTTGAGTACCATACTGGATATCAATACGTTGCCTGGCACCGACCCTGACGATCCCTGTAAATGCGGCCATTGCAACAGCGGAACGGTAATAACGGGCACGGGGGCGATGATGTGCCCGAACTTATTGTCAAAAATCCACAACCCATTCGAAACCCCTGAAACGCTTAAGAGTGCCGTACGTACCCCAGCGGTAATTGTGCTAGACAAAATGCTGCATGGCTATATTGAGAAAGGGAAGCCGAGAATTGTGATTCTGTGCGGAAAGAACGGTTGTGGGAAGTCACATGCATTAGAAATCCTGAAAACCGAATGCCGTGGATTGGGCATTGTGTTTTCATCCGTTGATTGGTCTGCCATGATCAAGGCCAAGGAGATGGGGATAGAGGGCAATCCTTACATTTCAAAGGTATGCCGGGGCATCAAAAAATCGAAAATTGTTGTTTCGGACGAATTCGGCAGGTATAAGGAAGAAAACAGGCATGAACAGGAAATGGCCGAAGAACTGGTGCGGCTATGCTACCGGCAGCGAACATTGGTATTGGCAACCAACATGGAACCGAGAGGAATGATTTCAATATTTGGCGAGGGGTATTGCCTGAGCCGAATAAGAGATGTGGGCGAAACGTACAATCTTGGGTTTGGCAAAGAACATGATTATCGACAGGCAGAGAACATGCTGAACATGGAATCACATGGCATTGCGTTCGAAAAATCCATCGGAGGAAACCAAAATGAATAAAACAACAATTCAATGGCTGTCAAGTTGGGTAACAAAAATTTTGTTTAGAGAAGCGCGCCGAAAGATTTGCCTAAAAAAAGCCTTGGTAATATACGAGATACGTATGAGGGATAGGAAAGGCAAACTAAATGGAGATGATTTAAGATGTAGGTCTTTAATAAAGGAATCTTTAAAAATAAATCCAGATCCGGAACGATTGTCAGCAAGAGCCAGCATGAAACGTTTACTAACATTTATAAGTGAGAAGGAAATAAAATGAGAACTGAATTGGAAAGAATACAAGTACTGGAAGAACGAATGGCTAGTATGGAAGGACTTATGAAGCAAGTTCGGGACCATTTGTACGAATATCACGGTGTCGATATCGGTATTGCAAAACTGATAGATGATATCCGCAATGAGCCATCTGACGATTGCGTGGACTTGCCCTGCTTATTCTGTGGAAAGATGCACCGGTATTCATTAGAAAGCAATGAGGCCAATGATATATTTAATGTGTTTTGCGCTGGTGGTGAATGTGAAGAAAATTATGCAGCGACATTGTGAGGATGAATCATGAGCATATTGACCACGCCGGTATTCGTTCCGATAAACCAACGGCAAACGAATAAACCCAAAATTATTCCTGGCGCTGAAATTGACGAGCAGGCCAAGAACAAGGGCAAATCTTTCTATGCATGTTACCGGAATGTATTTATTATTCTATGCGCAGAGTGGGACATGGGAGCAATTTATCACGAAAAATCAAAGCAAATATCGAAAGAGGAAATATTGGCCAAGGAAACAGCGCTGAAGTTTGTTACTTATTGCTCAGATGGATTCAAAAAACCAGACCATAAAACAGACACGGATAATGTCGTTCGGAGAAATCCGGAAACCGGCAGATGGGATTATTTTTATCATCCACTAACAGGGGAGAACTAATCATGAGGAAGGATATATGCAGGCACTATAGCGGCTCGCCAGCGATAGGTATGGGAATAGAATCATGCAGGGCGGGCGTCATGTATGAACAGTTTGACGTTGATGGGGAATCTAAATTACAGGCATTGCCTTGCTTTAGTAAGAACGGTCTGGATACTTGCGATAAGCGCGAATTTCCGAGCCAGGAAGAAATTGAAATCGAAGAAGCCGAAATTGATCAGATATCTAATTACTTTGTAATAGTTAAGACAGCAATCCTAATCGATACAACAATCCTAATCAATACAGGCGAACTCATTGAAGGCAAAGGTTACGCCGGGTCAATTCCATGCCCTAGATGCGAAAATGGTACCGTTCGGTACGCCATTGCTGCTCACAATCACCACATAAATGCCAGTTGCAGCACTGATGGCTGCGTATCCTGGAGGGAGTGATAAATCATGGACACCGAACGCAAACTGCTGAAGATTGCACTTAATTTCATTGAGACTTACCTGTATTCAAATTTGATCAATGATGATCGCGCGAGGAGAATATCCGAACGTACTGAAAAAATACTGGATGAACCGGAATGGAAGCCGATGGATACCGCGCCAATCGATGGCACTTGGTGCATACTGAAAAAGAGTGGGAAAGCATACCCAGGATATTGCATTATTGACCCTGACGGAGAAAAGTCTTGGGCTTTGTTTACTTTTAATTTCATGAATTTCTACTGCAACGATCCTGATGGATGGAAGCCGATAGAATGTATCGATGAACCGGAATGTAAGCCGATAATTTCAGCTCCGAAGGATGGCCCTGAAGCTGGATACTTCGCGTTTGCGTGTGAGTTTCGAGCGAATAAAACCTTTATAGATCGAATTAAGGACAATTTAATCTGGCTCCAAAAGGAGCATAGTGCCCGACTTGTTATTTCTGCACTGGAAGAGCATAAGGGATTTTACTTCCAATGTTACTGCGGGATATGTAATAAAGAATATCCAGAAGACGGCGGATATTATTGTGAAAAATGCAATGTGTGGAATTGCAAAGAATGTCGCACGTTCCACGAATGCGACGAGGAGGAACAACCATGCCTAAAATAAAAGAATCGGATTTGTATAAAACCGATCAACCTATATGCCCTGAATGCGGATATTGGCAGCAAGACTTTGGTGTACTTATGCATCCAACGATACACGATTCAGAACACGATTATAATTGCGAATCTTGCGGATTAGGATTTGTTATAAAGATACATATAACCGTTGAGTATACAACACGGAAAAACGATGAATGAAAACGTACCTGGACTTATTCACCGGAATAGGCGGTGGCGCTTTAGCCATGCAGCGTATATTGGGATTGAAGTGTGTAGGTTATGTCGAAAACAATGAGTACTGCCAAAAAGTCATTGCACAGCGAATCTCAGATGGGTTTCTGGACAGAGCCCCAATCTTTCGGGATATCCAATCATTCGCCGATCAATATGCAGGCAGATATCGCGGATTGGTTGACGGAATTACGGCAGGTTCGCCGTGTCAGCCGTTTTCAGCCGCAGGCAAAAAGCGGGACGAAAATGACGAAAGAAACCTCTGGCCAATCCTCCTTGAAACCGTTGGCAAGGTTAAACCTTTATGGTGCTTTTATGAAAATTCACCAAGACTGCTTACTATTCCCTATTTCGGAGAAATTCTCAGGAAAATTACCGAAGGCGGGTTCAATGCGCGATGGTGTAATCTATCCGCTGCCCGGCTTGGAGCGCCTTACCTCCGTAACCGCCTCTGGATCTATGCCTACGCTCGTGGCGACGGGAAATTACAACCGGAAGGGATTGAGCAAAACGAGCGGGGATGGGCTAGTGACGGCACTACGCATGATGCCGACCTTAACCGCGGGAGATGCAATCAGGGGAATGACGGAACCGGACGGGAAGAGGGGACAAACCCTCAAAGGAGCGTTGCGGGGGCAACAGGGATGGAAACGTACCCCAGTATTGACGGCCTCTACGAGAACGAATCAGGACTTCATTCAAGTGATGTTTGCGGGGAACGATTCAATGAGGCCGAAATACAGCGATCTACCTGGTGGGACACTGAACCCGAGCTGGTGCGGCTGGTATCAGGGGGTTCCAATCGGGTGGAGCGCATCGAATCCCTTGGAAACTGCCAGATTCCAATCGTGGCTGCAACTGCATTTAGACTGCTTTCGGAGGAATTTCAATGAGGACAGTTAAATACGGATCAAACCAGACCACTATTATAACGAATTGCGAACAGTGCAATGTTGAAATCGCACGGAGATCAGGGCAGAAATACTGTCACGAATGCTCCCTAAAGAGAGCCAGGGAACGTGTTAGAATAGCAAAAAAGAGAAATAAGCAAGATAAGGAGTAGTTGCCATGAAAAGACTATTGAACAATGTATTTTGTACGTCAATGTGGTTATTGATAATCTTTGGGTGTTTTTGTGCTGCCATGAATCCTCAAGATCGTGAATACACAGAATTTGAATGGAAGAGATCGAGGCCAAAAGAGGAAATTGTCAAATTTATTCATGATGAGGCCAACAACTGCATTGAGATTGTAATATTACAGAATACATATAGTTCTTACAACACAAGCGATTCGCCTTCTTCAACAAAATATTACCGGAAAGTGTATGGTGTAAATGAACAGGCCAATATCTACCTTATGAAAGAGGAACAAGGGCGGTATGAACACGGAGAGGTAATTATTAAACCAGATAAAATCATTTGGGATAGCGAGGAGGAAGTAAATGGATAATTCAAAAGAGTGGGAATGGGAATGCCTTGATGATATCACTTCGGACGAAACCTGGCGCATGAAAGTACCTGGAGGTTGGATACTGAAATCAATCACCTCTTCAGCAAATCAATGCGAGGCCAGTAGTGATACTGCCTCTCCTGTGGCTTTGGTATTTATTCCTGAGCCGCAAGAAGTGAATAATCAATCTGTTTACGCATATGAGGAGAATTTGCTGTCTCAGTCTCAATGCATAAGTCAGGAGAAGCCATGAAACATGTGATTAAGCGTATGTGCGAACGTTGTGGAAAAACCATAACATGTGAGTCCTTCCGGATGTGTCATGACTGCAACGCTATTATTTGTATTACCTGTATGAAAGAGCATGTGTGTGAGGAGGAGGAGGAAGAAGAATCATGATAAACCGCATCGTATTAGTAGGAAGGATAACCGCGGATATCGATGTTAAGTATACGCAGAACGGAACGGCCGTAACGAATTTCAGTATAGCAGTCGAAAGGCAATTCAGAAATTCTAGCGGGGAAAAAGAAACCGATTTCATCAATATCGTTGCCTGGAAAAAACTGGCTGAATTGATTGGCGAATACATGAAAAAGGGCAGCATGATTGGTATAGATGGATCTCTTCAGGTGCGGAAATACGAAACCCGTGAAGGTGAAAAACGGACCGCGTATGAAGTACGAGCGGATAACTGTCAGTTTCTTGATATCAAAGGCGCCAATGCTTCCGCCACTTCACTTGCCACTTCACTTGCCACGGAACCGGCATCACAAGAGGAAGATGACGATGGCCTGCCGTTTTGAGCGGTAAGAGAAAGGAGGATAATATCATGTACCATGCAATCCATAGTTGTAATTAGAATTAGGAGTGCGGTTTGAAATCAAGGAATAGATTGTACGCCCCTATATAATTCCGGGGGCGTACAACATACCCATTCAACAGAAGTACTCGATGAACAAATCACTTTGAAATTGTTTCTCCGCAGCCCTAGCCGCAGCCGCAGCCCTAGCCGCAGCCGCAGCCGCAGTCTTAGCCGCAGCCAAAGTCATAGCCGCATCCCAGGCCGAAACCATAGCCGCTTTTAATTCTTCCTCCGTCGCGGTCCCATTTGCAAACCTACGAGATACTTCAATGGATTTCGCGGACCTTTTATCCGTGCACAGATGAACTACTCGTTCAGCACAATCACAGGCAAAAAGCCGGATCTCTTTATCATATTTTTCATC